ATTTCAAGTTTAACAACCCAAGTTTTGGTAGTCATAATCAGTTTTTGTTGTTGGTTAGTTGTTGATTGCCAATCAGGCAGGAAGGATGCAAAAAGTGCCGCAGAAACCGCGAACCCAATTTAGAGTTTCGTGGTAAGATGTGCGAGGGTTGCTCATCTCCATTGTGGAACCATTGCGAGGATTGTGTGCAACAGCAACATAGAGATTGTCACACTCTTTATCAGTGATTTGCTCAATCCACATTTGATTGACTTTGCCTTCCTTCCAATCGGTGTGGTAGGAGTAGATTTCGGAAACGATGTTAGTGCTCATACTATTGAGGCAGTTTGGAGGTGAGTAACTTTAATTGTTGAAATGATTGTATAGCAAAGCAATCGAAGATAGCACTATGATGGGAACAGCAATCCACCAGTATTCTACGATCAACCAGATACCAAACAGTATCGCACCAATGATTACATATCCACCAACATCACTCTCAGAAACTGATGATGAACCACCAGAACTTACCTTGCGAAGATTAACAACTTGTTCTGCACCATAAATCCTCTCAAGTTGCTCTTTTGCACCAGTGATTGTGTTAGATTGAACTTCGAGTTCTTGATAACCAGATGCAGTTCCTAACCAACACTTTGCTCTCCAAGTTGCCATCACCAAGTACCTCTCTGAACGTGAATGTTGCGGATTTGAGTATAAATGAACTGCTTCAGTTTGTTGTCGTCAGTGTTATCAAAAGCATAATAAAGACGGTTCAAATACTCATCTTGTGTCAGTCCAATGTTACCATCACCACCGATCTCATTGAGTGATGAACCTGCCTTAGATTTTGGTCGTCCAAAGTTACCTGTGACATTGCCAGATGTTCTCAGCTTTGGACGGATCTTTGAGAGATTGGAGTTAGTCATCGTGCTACAATATCCAGGGTTTCCAACAGCATCATCGAAAGTTCCATCTGGGTTTCCTCATCAATCACAGGAATGTTTTCCATCACAAATTCACTTGCAATTTGTTCAAACAGATCTGTATTTTGAATTTCGGCAAACAGATGTTGGGCAAAGTCATTCTTGAAACCATCGCACAGAAGTTTGAGTGATTTTGTAACAGTCAATTCTTTGATAGTGTCGTTCATTTTAGGAAAGATTTGTGTTTGTGTGTAAATCAAGCAGCATACAAATATGAACCGCTCCAATCTGCATTCTCTAGCAGATATTCACGATCTTTGATCAATCGCAGATCATAACGAACACCTTTAGCAGGACTACGCCAGGTTGCAGACTTGTAAACTTCACCAGTGTTCTTATCAATGAAGCAATGAACACTGCGGGAACCGCCACCACTCACAAAGATGACTTTGTGATACTTTTTACCAGTTTCAACCGTATAATCAATGTCACACTTGCCAGACTTGAGTTCATCAACCTTGCGAAGGTGATACTCTACATTCTCACCTTTCTCAGAAGAACGCTGATGACCGCGAATAGAATACTGACGGTAATTGTCTTTCAGTGCTTCAATCAGCAGCAGAGTGTTCTTATACACATTCTCTGCGATAGTTTGTTGTGCTTGTGCTTGCATTGTAGGAGTGCTCATACTATTAAGGCAGTTTGGAGGTGAGTAACTTTAATTCAAAATTATTGATACCGAAATCTAAACCCTTTCGTATGTTCTCTCACTCCTTTACAAACTTGACAAATTGATGATTTTGTAAGATTATTCTCTTTTGCCCATTCTGCTATGTTAAAAACAACTTGTTCAGATCCATCAGGATAGGTAACAACATATTTTTTTGCTCTATTTGTATTGCCATATGGTCTGTGTGGATTTACATTCGCTTCCGTTCTTTTTTTGACTAAATCTTCTGGTTGTTTTCTTCCACGAAGTTGTGATGCTATTTTTTCTGTATGTTCTGGTGTTCTTGGTGGTTTTGGTTTTCTTAGTTTTTCTTTTGCTTCTTCACTCAACTTCCAGGTGTTACCTTTTTGTGATGGTGGTTTATTTCCACCTTCAATCATATTGTATTCTGCATTATACTTTTTTATAAACTCATCTTCTCTTTGTAGAGCATCATCGCCTTGATATATTTGCTCTACAATAAAGTTTTCTGGTCCGTATTTTCTAATAGCATTATAAAGTTTTTGGTTCTTATCAGCATACTTAGAGCATCTAATGTGCTCTTTATATCTTTTTTCTATAGTCGTTGATGTAAAACCAACATAACACTTATTGTTAGTAGTATTTGTTATTTTGTAAAGAAACATTAGCATAAATCAGTATCACTATTATTTATGCTAACTTCACTCTACTTAACCCAGTTTTTTTCAATCGTAAAGTTGGCGTGAGAGAATACTTCACGGTCAATTACTTTGAAGATGCCATAATCATTGTGGATGACATAACCTTCGTGGAAACTTGACACTCCCCAGAGTTCACATTCAATCTCATCCTCTTCATGAATAAACATGAACAAATCATCCTTGATAGTCTTCACCAATTTCCACAAACGGATGAGGTTCTTATCACAATCACATTTTTCTGCAATTTCATCTTCATCAACGACTCTTTCCTCACGGATGCAGGCATTTATCTCTTTTTTGATTTGTGATGCCTTGCGGTCACTCACAAACTCACATAAAGTGCTCATTTGCTTGGCAAACTTACACACATCCTCCAAATCTTCACGATAAGGATTCAGGGACACTGCAGGTTGCACAAACAAGCATTTCTTAGTGCTTGCAAACTTGCTGGTGATAGGGTGTGCTACCATTTCAGGTAGACGCTCACCAGTGTAGTAAGTGTGAGGACAAATGATAATCTCCTGACGCACAATCTCAGGGAAGCGATAGGTAATCGTATTGGGTTTGAATGTATCAAGACCCTTTCCGAAACCAATCCAATCCCCCTGATACACATTGTTAGTGCGGGGCAGGAAATCCAGGCAGAAGGTAAGGATTTGAGTTACACTTGGTTGATGTCCAAAGTGTGCAAAAATGTCATCCTGGTTGTAGCAAAGACGAATCTTTTGCTTGTTAAATGCTGCTTTCGTGCAGACAAAAAACTTACCATTCTCAGGATTTGTGCCCCATACAATAGCAGGAGCACCATCCATCTTGACACTGATAGTAGAATCAGCACTGAACCAATCGAGCACCGAAAGATCACCATTAAGGATGACATCTTCGGGGTGTTCGAGGTGCTTGTTTTGCATTGGTTGCTTGCTCATACTACTAGGACACTTTGGAGGTGAGTAACTTTAATTCGTCAAACTTGCACCAGTTTAGCAAGACGATTGCGAATATCAAAAAGTTCCATCTCGTCCATATCTACGTCATCAAGACCAACAGGAGCAAACTCCTCTAGATTTACACTACCATCATGCATAATGGGAGCATAATACAACTCATCTCCGTCTTCTTGCGAGAGAGTGTAGACGCAACCGTGACCAGGAACAGTGAGAAAAATCATTGGAGTTTCAAGAACAAGAGTACAATAAAGGAGCACAAGCATAAAGACAAGTGCTCCTGTGACAGTTTATCAGGCAGCGATGCGCTTTTTGGTTTTGGTAACAATAGCAGATACAACTTGAGGTTGCTCCACTACATCAGCAGGAGAAAGTTGTGCTTTGCCAAACTCAATCAGTGTATCAACAAACTTCAGAAACTGAAGAGTTGCAACACGAACTTTCTCACGTCCATTATTCTCATTGAAAGAACGAATGAGGAATTGAGTCACACCAACAAAAATTGCACTGATGGTAGCAATGTTCTTGACGAGAGTATCAACGAATGTCCAGTAAAAAGTCATGGTTTGTGTTAGAAAATTTTGTGAGGAGCGACTCCCCATACTACTAGGACACTTTGGAGGTGAGTAACTTTAATTGATAGGAAGTTTTGCTACACTCTTACCTTTCTTGTGGTCTGTGATGAACTTTCGCGCTGAAGATTCAGTCCTGCAGACTTTATCAAGTTGCTGTCCATTGTGGATGATGAGATACTGCTTTCCATAAGGAATTGCAGCATATTCATCACGAAACATTGTAAATCCTTCTTTCATACCAGAAACCTCTTTTCATACTCCAGCAAATCAGAAGGTGCAGGAATGATATTGTCATCATATTCTACAGCATTCTTCCAAAATGCACCATTCCTTTGATACAGTTTGATGCCAAGATGTTGGTACTTCAGATTAGTTGGAACATATACTTTGTAGTCGATACCATCATTCTCAGTCAACATACTCAACCGCTTATTCTCATCTTTGGTGACTGTAATTGTGGAGCAAGACAACCAAAACAGATTCTCAAATACATCATAATCTGACAGGTATTTGTCTGGGTTGTCCATAATCATTCGACCGATGAATTGTGGAGACAAGCAGTGATCGTGAGTGCGCTCTTTTGGATTATTCTTTGCTTCCTCACTTATCAATCCAAGGTGATTAACTTGCGCACAATCAAAGACACAAATATAGTAAATGCGTGTGATGGGTCGAAAGAAATCAGGGTCGCCCCAGTTGTCTACATTAGCATTCAGTGAGTTGAATGTTGCCTGACAGTAAGATTTCCAGTTCTTGGGGTTCATTTTAGAAAAAATCTGTGTTTTTGATGCGGTGAATGGGTTCTAGGTCGGTTGCAGCGAAATTGCAGAAAAATCGGGGTTTTTGCCCCTACCCCTGGTGTGGGCGTTACCGCCGCACCACACTGATAGCGGGTTCGCCCTTCTCAAAGATAGTGTCAACCACAGACTGCACAGCGCGAGCGGTAGCAATGCCAACCTTACTGTAGACTGGGATGCACACAAGACCGAACGATTTGCTATACTGACTCAGGTTGCCAGGTTGGATACGTCCATCGCACAAACCTTTAGCGTCATCGTGATGCAGACGAATGCAACGTCCGATGGTCTGACTGATACCAATGAAGTCCATATTACGCAGGAACAGCACCGCTTCAAGACCGCTCACATTGATACCCTCAGCGAGGATACTGTGGTGCAGAACAACGAACTTCTTGTCGTTATCCTTACCCCAGGCAGATAGCGTGTCGAAGAATACTTCGCGGTTCACTTTCTTGCCGTCGATAACAGCACCAGTCTTGGCAGTGATATACATCCAAGAGAAACCGCGTTGCTCTAGTTCAAAGCAGAAATCAGTTTCTGACACCAGGGACACGATTTGCTTGGTTGCCTTAGCACAAATCAGAATCTTGCCGACTTGATTCTCGTCAATCGTTTCCAGCAGATTCTCAGCATCGCGGTCGAAGTTGGTCTGCTTGCCAGTCACCATAGCAAGTTGCTTGACGATAACTTTAGGAGGCACAATGTAACCACCCTCAACCAACTCAGGAGCAGGAACTTTACAGATTACCTGACCATAAACTGCAGCATCATTCATCCCAGGTTTACCAACTGCCACAGAATGTTTAGGAGTTGCAGTGAAAAAGTACGCCCGACGCGCATTAGCAGCAAAGTGCTCAGTTGCGGGGAAAAAGTGACGCTGAACGCTGTTATGTGCCTCATCAAAGTAGATAGTATCCACATCAACTTCTGCCACTTGCAGACGCGACAGAGAGTTGTAGGTGGTTACAATCAGGCGATGATTGTCAGCGTTGGCATCAACCCAGTTACGAATCTCACGGGGACGAGTAGAAGATTCGTGGTGCGTTTCGCCACTGTGAACGTGAAGAACTTCAGCGTTGGTGATAAACTCCAGGAACTCGCTAGAGAGTTGCTCAGCAAGCAAGATGCGAGGAGCAACAACAACAATGGTCTGGGGAGTTTCAGACTGCAACTCGCGCAGACAATCATAGATCATCTTCAGAGTCTTACCGCCACCAGTAGGAACAATGATTTGACCCTTGTTGTGCTGTTGCATAGCAGCAGTCCCACGCTTTTGGTGAGGGCGAAGGTCGGGCAAATAAGGAATCATTACGAATTGCAGAGTTTCAGGTGGTTTGGTATCTAAAAAGCATTATAGCACGCTTACAGGCGATTGTGAAGCGTGCTATGAGTGTCCTGCTTATACTACTACAACACTTTGAAGGTGAGTAACTTTAATTCGACTCAACTTCAAGATGCTTGTGCTGCTGCTTTTGCTTTTGCTCTCATTTGAACAGCAACTTTACTATTCCACTTTCCACCTTTCTCTTCGTATTCTCTGCGCATTTGTGCAAGAATCTCTGTAGCAGATTTCTTAGTTTCTTGCGCCTTTGTAGTTTTCTCTTTATTTCTTGCAGCATCTCTTTCTGCTCTTGTCATAGGAGCACCAGTTTCAGTTTTCCACTGTCTGCGTGGTGCTGCTGCTTCAGGTTTCTTCTCTTGTTGTGGTTTTGCTTGAGAGATTGCTTGTGATGCAGTCTTTGGTTGCTCTTTACCACCTTCTTTTGCTTTACGCTCAAGATATGCTTTACGCTGCCTTTCTTTAGCAGACATTGCAGCACTTCCTTGAGTTCCTGCAGTTCCTGGTTTCAGTTCTGTTGCACCTTGACCTCTTCCAGGCGCAGGTGCTGAAGAACCTCTTTGCTGACCAACATCTTTGCGTGTTTTATATGGTCCAGCAGGTTCGGTTCTTCCACCACCAACTGCTCTTACTCTGCGAATTTCAACAGGAGTCTTTTTGCGCTCTTTACCTATTCTACCGCCAGCACCAGTTTTGATGATGGAAGCACCACCACCCCAACCAAGTTGACTAGCAGCATCGGCATCAGATGCTTCACAAAGAGACATAAACTGTTGAAATGTGCGCATTGTTCTATCTAAACACTACTTTTTAGTATTTAGAAGTCTTCTTCCTTCGCTTTATATGCACCCTTGAATACTCGACCTTCAGCATAGAATTGCTTCACACGCTCACGACGAGTAGCAAGAAGCAAATCATACTCTTCTTGCTGTTGCTTACTAAAGGTGAAATCCTGACGCCTCCAAGTCTCTTTAAGTTCATTGATGTGGACAAGCACGTTAGGAATTTGTTCAGTCATTTGAGTATGTTAAAGGAAAAGTGTTCAGTGTGTGGGGTTGAGTGGACAGTTTGAGAACTGTCAGAAGTCCCAATTAGACTTCAGAAAAGAATCAAAAGACTTATCATTCTCTTCTTCCTCAAAGAGACCTTCATTCATCTCTTCAACAAAATCAAAAGAAGAGAAGTCTTCAACTTGAATGTCATCAAAATGATCCATTGTTAGAATCAGTTGCCTACATTACTAGAACACTTTAGAGGTGAGTAACTTTAATTCAGAGTGGGGAAAGCATAGTGCTTCCTACCATTCTTTTCACAAATCTATCCGAAGATGATTGTTGTTTTGGTTTTGGTGCTGCTGGTTTCATGGGAGGAGGTCCAGCAGGTGTAGCAGCAGATTTAATGTTCTTTTGATGAACTGGGTCGCTCAACTTAAATACACTGTTTGGATTGATTGGGTCTCCAACTGCTTCACGACGCATCTCTTTTCTCAATTCATCTTTAATTTGTTCTCTCTCTTTTGCTTTTTGACGCTTATTTTTTCTTGCTTGTTGATGAGATACAACACGCTCTTGTGATGCGGTCACTTGATGTTTTTGTCTTTGTGCAAGTTGCTTTCTTCTTTCTTCTAAATCTTCCTTGATTTCTTGTATTTGCTCTGCACTGATATTTGCCATAATCATCAGTGCTTCTTTTTCATTATCAGCATAACCTTCAGAAATCAAATAATCCTGAATCAGTTCAAAATCATCGACCGATTCTTTTACTTTTGTAGTGTATGTTTTATTATTCCAAGTAAATCCAGACTTACCTGATTTACGAGCAGCAGCAAATGCTTTATCAAATGATTGTGTTTTTGACAATCCTTGGTCTGGATTTGCTGGACCCTGTTTTGGTTTATAGGTACCACTCTTCAATGCACCCTTAAGTGTGGCATCTGCAGCAGGTTTTGGTGCCATAACTGAAGCAGCAACGCCAGCAGGAGTAATATTTCTCAATGCCGCAACTGCTCCAGCAACTTTAGACACTGGTTCAGCATATTTTCTTGCCGTATTAGCAAATCTCTGAAGTTGTGGGAACTTATCCATATTAGGACCAGTTGCACGAACAGTAGCACCAGGTCTATATGGATTTGGTTTTGATGTACTAGTTGGTTTTGATGTACTAGTTGGTTTTGCTACTGGTTTTGCTGCAGTTGCTGTTGGTTTTGCTACTGGTTTTGCTGCAGTTGCTGTTGGTTTTGCTGCAGTTGCTGATGATTTCCAAGCAGGTTTTGGTGCTCTTGGTTCAAGATTTGTTGGTTTAGTTGTCCCCATCACACCACCACCAGTTGCCCTATTCAATCTTTGAACATCTCTAAACTGTTGAGATCTTTGTCGTGTTGAAACAGGTGTTGCAGCAGGTTTTGCTGCTGGTTTTGCAACAGGTTTTGCTGCTGGTTTATTGAGATCTAGTTTTAATTGTCCAGCAGGTTTGTTACCAAATCCTCCAGGTGGTTTCTTTGGTGGTGTTGCTTGTGTTCTTGAACGTGTTGGAACTGGGGTGCTAGAAGTAAAAGGAATTTTTTTTGGTTTAGTAAAATTTTGCGCCTTTCCTTTTGAAGTAATTAAACTGGGTTGCACTGCTGCTTCAATAATATCTTGCAGTGCTTCTTCACTGATATTTGACATCATATAGAGTGCTTCTTCTTCAGTTGATACATAACCTTCGTCAATAAGATAACCTTTTACAATGTCAAAAAGGTCTTGTTGCTCATCAACTAAATTACCCTCTGTTTCATAAGACTGTTTGAGGAGTCCACCGACAGTTTGCTTCACTCTACCATATATTTCTCCACCTTTTTGTCTACCAAGAAGTCCTCCAACAGTTCCTCCACCGGGAATACCCGTTTTTTGTCCTTGGTTTCTACCAATCACACCACCAACAGTTTGTGCAGTACCTCTTGCCAATTTATCAAGTGAAGCAAGAGGATTTTCACTCAATTCTTCGCCTTCTGGTTCATATGAATTTTGAAGACTATCAATAGATTTTTGTGTCTGTATATTTCTCTGTTTTAATTTACCAGCAACTCCCTTTGCTTTATCATAAACTGCTTTGCCCGCAAGAGCAGTTCCAGCAGCAAGAGCTCCTCTAACTGCTAATCCTGCCAATGGACCCATTTCATCTATTTGTTCACCCTCTGGTTCATAGTGTGCCTTTTGCAATCCACTCTTAGGAATATAAACTTTTTCACCTTTGGGAATCATTTGCTGCAGTTTTCTTGCTGCAGCACCATCAGTTGGTTTATCTAGAGGAACACCAATTTGCTGTTCATAGACATTTTGATATGCCTCGATTAGTTCTCTATATTCCTTAGAATTCATTTTTACAAACGCTTTTTAGTTATTTATAAATTAACGACTCATGATAGATTTTAGTCTAGATTGTTTTGCTGCTTGTTGTGTTCTTGCTTCTGCACCCAATTCTTGATGAACATGTTTGATTTGTGCAGTCTTTTGTGCTGCCTGACGCATTGCAACTTGCTTACTATAAAGATTGGGTTCCATCGTAGGCGTTTGTTCTTCAATCTTTCTAACGGATTTTGCTAACTTCTTCAATCTCTTTGTGACTTCTTTGCCACCACTACGCTTTACAACTAACTTATCAATTTCTTTCTTTTTTGGTTTACCTAATGGACCATCATAACTCTGAAGAGTATAAGAAATTGTCCCTTCATCATCTCTCTTGTAAGTTCCAGGAACTGCGTGCGGAGGAGTATCAGGTTTCTTCCCTTCACAGATTTGATAGAACTCTCTAAATGTCAGCATTTTAGTATTGTCTTTTTTGATTATTTATTGTATACTTGCAATTGAGCATTACACTCACACATCACACACATTAGGAGAATATCTATGACACCTTATGAACTTCGGTTTGAAATATTTAAACAGGCGAATGGATTAGCGCAAGATGAATATCATTGTAAATTTGCAGTGGTAGAACAATGGAATAAAGATAATTCGGTTAAAATGGATTACCCAGAGTTTCCAACCTATGATGAAATCGAAAAACTTGCAGATAAAATCAATTCATTTGTAAGTTCCAAATAATATTAAAGGAGGGTTTATCCCTCCTTTTTTATTAGTTATTCAAACTCAAAGTTTCTATTTGCCTTCTGAAATGGTGGTGGAGTTTGATATTCGGGAGTCTCGGAAGTTTGCACAAATACTTCTATCTTAGTTTCATCATTCCAATGGCGAATTGCATTTGCCACGATAAAACAGTTAGTAATAAGAATGGATAGAAACATCAAAAGGCGGATAAGTGCTACCTTATCCGCTTCTTTATCACATTTACTTGCTTTTTCACCCAATGCCTTAGCAAGCAGTCGCCAAACAGTTTTGTTCTTCTTCATAAACTGATTCTCTTGATTTGACATAATTTAACTCTTTCCAATCCTCCTTGTAACAAACTACAAGCAATCTTTCATTCTTATGAATAGGACAACATTCATAGTTTTCTTCATTTTTGGGACGTACAACGTACTCAATCGTTACATATTCGTCATCCCTAAAATAAACCCAACCTTCAATACCTTTTGTCCATTCAACATAATCATTGACTTGTGGTTTGTAGGTCATACAAAGAACGCATCTAGTGGAGATTGTTTGATGGGCATTGTAGTGTAATTTCGCGTTTCCTTGATATTTACACAAGCACCAATGGTTTTGCTATTGATGGGGGAGAAATACTCTCGGGTTTTGGTATTGTAGAAGGAGTGTATAGTTCTGGTCGGAGCACCGCCATTATAGACAAACTTGCGAGTGTTGCATAACCAAATACTGACCACATTTCGCTTGAACTCTTCGCACTCATAATAGTATCCGTTTGGCGGAGAATGAAAGAAAGAAGTTGGAAGCTCAACAGTCATAGAACTTGTCTCGCGACATATACTCAATTTGCTTCTGCAGTTGTGAGATTTCGTGTTCTTGTTCTGCAATTTTATTTTGCAGATGATCGATACGTTCTTGATACTGTGTCTTCAAATCAAACACCATTTTATTAGTGTGAGCAACGTGGTGAGTCATAATCAAGTCGTAAAAGATTCAACAATACGGGATTCTTCTGCATCTACAAGTGCAAAGCGAGGAGCAGCAACTACACGCTCCATAATTTTTGGGTGATACCTAGCGTCGTAATCGTCCGAATCTCGCAGAATATCGTGGCATTCAACATCATTTTCAGCAATAACATTGATTATCCCACCATATTCAGAGGAAGGAAAAGGAACCCAGTAGTCAACCAAATAAAGATACTTCATCGTTGTGTGTAAATTACCTCTTAAGTTTAAGATTAGTTGTCGTCGTTGTCAATGTCACTGGCAACTATAAGAGAAACTCCTACAGTCAGAAGAATGCCAACTCCCATACCAAGAATAAAAGTCATCAATAAAATTCGGCTAAGTAATAATCAACAGGAACTTCAAGTTTTGCTGCTTCACGTTCAACTTCTTTCCAGAACTCTTCTGCCACTTTGCTCATTTCTGCTTGCTTGATGAGATCGCGGATGTTTTTCGGAATCATTTGGATTTCTCGTTAAGTTGTGCTTCTTCAAGAGGATACATTACCTTGTAGTAATATATCATAATGGACGATACAAATGCAATCAGAGCAGTGTAGATTGCAAAGGCAATTCCAAGACTCATTTCATTGGATGAATTGCTTTCTCTTGGTAGTATGCTTTAAAAAGAGCATCATCGCGTTGAATTAGAAACGTATTCCATCCAAGAATTGCAATGAAAGCAAGGAAGATGTAACTGATTTGTGTGGATTTCATTTGTTCATTTGAAGTGTAGGGACGGGCATTCCACCTTCAGTGGGCACATAGATGGTTACATTACCATTCTTGGCACCATCTTCGATACCAGTGATATACAGATACTGAAGATACTCACGGTTATCTTTCAGTGAGTTGCCAATGATTTGGTTTGCTTTAGCAACACCAGTAGCACGAATGATTTCAGCATCAGCAAGTTGTTGTGCCGAATCTTTCTTTGCTTGTGCCTCAAGCACTGCTACCTGACGAGTATATTCTGCTTTTTGCAGTTCTGCTTTACCAGCAAGAGATTGTTGCCACACATTGTATTGGGGACCACCGATAAAGATGAGACCACCAATCAAAACCACACCACCAACAAGCAGAACAGCAGCAGGGTCAATAAATCCGTTTTGTTGTTTCATTTAGAAGAACCTCCAGAACTATAAGTAATCATGTTAGCAAGAACAATAATAGCAAAGTTTTGCCAGAATGTCAGTGAGACACCAAACCAAGGTAGAATGATGCCAAGCAACCATGTTTGGACAAGTAATCCTACTGTGGCAAGGAGAACAACTCCAAATACAACACCAAGAGCAGTAGCAGTTTTCATAATCAAACAGCAAGAGCACCAGAAGGGATTTCAACGATTTCAGGGAGTTTGGTATCGTCAAACTGATTCATATTGTAGCATACCCATTCACCATTACGAAAGACATATGCAAACTCTTCGCTATTGTCAGGCAGCAGATACTCACACAGGTCAGTATCAAGGCGGGGAGGGCAATTTTCACCACGCTGAGAATAGTATTGCGGACCATATTTTTGAGGACCAACTCCTTTCACGCCAGGAATAATTTCTTCATTAGTCCAACATTCTTCGGACCAGCAAGAACTCATATCACCACCATCAATCAGTTCAGCAGCAAGTTCTTTGTTATTGTAGTGAGTATTCAGAATACGACCCAACCATTCAGGATAACCGTCCCAGTGGTGATACGCAGAGAGAATAGAACCATCCTTAAGTTCAAGACCAATTCGTGCTCGGGTTGACATTTAAGTGTTGCGCTTACATTACTAAGACACTTTAGAGGTGAGTAACTTTAATAGACTGCAATCAGTTCGCTTGCTTTCTTCCTACTACCACCTTTTGCAGCAATCGTTCTAGTTACCTGAATTGGATAGATTGTAGCATTTTTGTAGAGTTCTCTTGTGATAGGAACATCATGATTAGATACAATCACTCTAATACCTTTTGATGCAAGAGATTCTGCAAGTTGTGCTAACTCAACCTGCTGGTCAGAAGTAAATCCATCAGTCGCATAACTTGTGAAGTTTGCAGTTTCTGATGCAGGAACATATGGTGGGTCAAAGTAAACAACATCACCCGACTCTAAATCCTCATAAAGAGATGAATCCTCAAATGAAAGTGAAGTGAACCTTACTAGTTGTTTGGATAGGAAATACATCCTGAAGTTCATCATCTCTTCTGATGGACAAGTTGGTTTATCATACTTACCAAAAGGAACATTAAATCCACCTTTGCTATTGTATCTTGATAAACCATTGAAACAGTGACGATTCAAGTAAATGAACAGTCGTGCTCTTTCTGTAGTGTCTGTTGCTTGATTAAAGTGCTCTCGCAACTCTAAATATGCTTCTTTAGTATTATTTTCTACGGTGAATAGTTCTTCACAATATTCAATAAATTTATCATCATTTGGATTTACCAAGTTCTGATAGATTGCAACCAAATCTTTATTCACATCGTTAAGAATGTATTGCTCTGCTGGTGTGTTCAGAGCAACAGCAAGACTACCACCAAAGGGTTCACAATAACGCTTTGGATAACCAATATGAGGAATAAGATGGGGCAGGACCCTTGTTTTGTTTCCTGCCCACTTCAAAAAGGTTTTGTTCATTTATTATGAAACTTCATCTAATTTACCAAGTTTGTTGTTGGAGAGCATATCTTCACCAATCACAGCAGCATCAATAACTTTAAGTTCTCCATTTTCATCTCTTTGGTTTGATAGCAATAGATTTTGCTCAACCAGATCATTATACTTCTTGACAATCTTTCTGGCAATCAGAACATCAGAGTTTCCTCTAGTATTTTCTGTCCATTTTGCTTTTGATACATTAGCAAAGTTGTTCTTCAAATAGAACTGAAGTCCATCTGCTTTTTTGCCGTTACCAAGAGCATCAATTAAGTTAAAGACAGCAGCAAGACCACCAATCATACTACCATCAATATAATCACACCCCCACTGGTTTTTATAGATGGGATAGAGAAAATCTACTGCTTGTTTCGAGTTGCCAATCTTCCACTTATTGATGGATTCTACTGCTTTAGCAAATCCATTTACTTCAGGACCATTTTTGTACCCAATACCTTCTGCTTTGATACCAATAGCGATAAAGTTGTTCTCAAACTGAACAGAATCTTCATCACCATAAGACAGTCCAGCACGAACTTTATCAAGTGTGCTTGTGTTCTTACGAGTGGTGTTTAGGTCTTCAAAAAGTTTTGCTTCTTTTGCGATGCAATCAGACAGACTTGCATCTTCATCGTGAATATAAACGAAGCAAGGAATATCAAAATCTTCAGGCAATTCTGCCAGATATGCCATAATTGCTTTATGTTGTCCGTCCACGATTACATAAATCCCATCAGGACGCAGAGCAACAAACAAAGGTTGGCATAGTTCGTTATTAAACTGCTTTGCTTTCTTCAGAGTAGCAGTTTGAATAAATCTTTGGTAATCTGAACTAACACGAAGTTGTGATACTTTCAGATAAACCAGTTCTAATTGTTTTCCAACTGCACCTTTAGCAAATTTAATTTTACCTAAGGTCGCTGCAATTTCTCCCAAAGTTTTCAACTTTGGATCTTGAATATATGATGTCATTTTGTTCTCCTATGGAGTTTTAGAAAATAGGACTTGAGTTTATAGTCATCGTCTGATTTGGACTATAATAATCATAACATAAAAAAGAGGGTTGTCAACCCTCTAAAAATCAACCACCTCTTTCCCTTAAACTTCGTACAAGGTATTCGGTAAACTCTTCCATTTTTTCGGGAACTACTGCTTGGGGACGTTGATTGATTGCATTTTTAAGTGCAGTCATTTCTTTCCATTCTTCATCAGTGAGTTTAGTTTGTTTACCCGATGAAAGAGTCATAATTTTGCTCCCAGTATTGTGCTCATATCCTAACAGTATTTAAGGGAGATGTGATGTTTCTTAATATTCTCTTTGGGATTGATTAACAGTTCTTAACTGAAGAAAGATCCAAAAGAACCTTTATCATCACCTAGACCTTTCATTCTGTCTTCCAGTTTGTCCAAGAGTTGATCCGTCTTGATTAGACTATCAATGCGACAAATCATTTCAGAAATCTCACGCGAAACAAAAGGTTTTTCTTGTCTTGCAGCATATGCCAAAGCATTCCTTAGATTTGATTCTGCTTCTTTTAAACTTTGTTCTACTGATTCACTCAATGCCATAATTAACACTCATCCATTCCTAGGGGTTTAGTTACTTTTCTCAATTCAAAACTACCATCTTTACGATCAATCCACTCAACAGTATCACCTTCTTTTAGATTTGCTGCTTCTAACAAATCATCGGGAAACTCTACAAAACAATCACCAGACAATCCATCAACCTGAACAGGAAGTTGCCATTTAACTACTTTATCTTTTACGGGGTAAATATCCCCATCTTCAGTTACATGAAGTTTGGATTCTTCTGGATAATAGTATTCTTGCCAAAAATCATTCCAAGCACCTTTGCACTCTGGTGAGGGATCATCTTTATCACAACTCAAGATTTTATCTACACAATCATCATACTCTTTAATATGACCTTTACCATTACCATTCAACAGTGCAAGGAGTTCATATGCCTTTGATACTTGTTCCTTATATGTGTAGTAGTTATCTTTTACCACACTTACAATTACATCATAAATCTCTTGCGGTGTTGCTTCACCAGCAGACATTGCATCGTGCAACCAGTTCTCAAGATTCTCAAGAGAATACTTTTTGTAGTCCATAATCAATCTTTTGGTTTAGGTTTAGAACAGTCGTGGCAGTAATAAGAAAAACCATCACGAAAATACTTTACTACCTGGTAATGGTTCTTGTCAAGGGGTTTTGTCACTCCACATTTATCACAAATCCTTGTCTTTTTTGATGGACTTTCGGATTCGCTTGAGTTCTTTAAGTTCCATTTTAATATTTTTGTAAGCAGCGTCAGCATCTAATTTGCCTCCCATTTCTAATGCAACAATAATATCCACTCTTGTTCCAAAGTGTGCTAATGCTCGTTCAAATGAATCTAATTCTTCATACATCTTTCTTATTCCAATTCTCAAGAGTTAGAATATCTATACGTGCATCAACCGCATCAATACAGTTAGAAAGTTCATAGAAACAATTACTGTTTTCTACATTTTCTGCTTCAAGTGCTTCGATGCGTTCTTGCAACTCAATCAGTTTAGAATAGACATCATCGGCAATAGTTTTCTCATTTGGAGAGATAAACCATTTCATAAACTTTCTAATCATTATCAAGAAGTCCAACAGATTTTAGATAACGCCTATATGACATAAAACGCCCCAGAGATGGTTGTCCTGGAGCATTTAGTTGGTGACAGATTTCGCAATAACATAACCACTCATACCAAGGAGTAGTTTTATCAAGAACGTGATAGGGATAGTCTACAGTAGTTCTTTCCAAAATTGATCTCCTTTTTGCAATGCTAATACAACAGTCGTATGCTCTCGTGCGTGTCGTTCAAGGTCTTTATCTTGAAAGTAAATGTTAGATCTTTCTACAGCACAGCGAAAGATATTTGCCCAGAACTGTTGATTAGGTGTTAGACGCATTTTCATTCTTCAAGTCTGGATGTGGTGCATAAAGAGGTCCAGGATAGTTCCCAGCAAAGTTTACAAGTTCTTGAACTGCTTTTACCGTTTCTGCAGTTTCTTCCCACTCCCAAGAGTTTCCATTTTTATCTACAAAATTGCGAATAGTCATAGTTTTCCTCCAACTTCTCCAGAATAACTCTTTTCAGATGATTTGTCAAACTCACCTTCTTGTTTTGCTTTCAAATACCAACGTGTTGCTCTTACACACTCTTCTTCAGTTAATGAAGTGATAATACCAGCACCATCAGGATAATATGCCTGCCATAGTCCATACTTTTTTTGCTCCACATAGAAAGCATCGTCGTCATAAAACTGTTTACTCATAGTGACTTAATTGCCTCTGTAGTTCTACTTGCACTGAAATTAGTTTACTGGTTAGCATGAATTCATACTCATTACCTTCCAATAGTTTTGTAAGGTTATCAATCTGCATTAAAGCAAGAATGGTTTTAGTCTTGTCGTTCATTTTTTGCGTTTTGTAGGGCGAGCAGTGTTTCTAGTGGAATCCACGCTGGGTTTTCGTCCTTTACTTGTACTAGAACTTCCTTTACTTTTTGGTTTAGGTTTTTGTTCCACACTTCCCTTACATTTTTTACTGGAGTCAGCGGGTTTTCCATCACGATAATCAATCTTTGTTGTCTTGCTATCCAGTTTATACCTTTCTAGGTATTTGTCAAGGTGTTCCTGACACTCAAACCAACAAATTGTAGGGTTCTTTTTATCACCAAACTCTAGTCTAAATGCAAACTTTTCGTATGGGAATAGTTCGGTTGAGATCATCGGGCAAAATACTCATAATCCATAAGTCTACCATACTTGAAGTGGATTTTACAGCGAGGCCAGTCTTCCCACCGTCCTTCCCACCGCCCAGGATAAACCTCAACATATCGGGTAATTATACATGGAGTAATTTTTCCATGATTACCATTAGGAATTATTTTAATGTTACACCACGGATGCACAAAATCATATTCATCATCACCTTCCACAATTTCCACAAAATCTGCTGTATGTGAATAATCAATATGGTACAAATATCCGTGAGGGTCTAACCAATAGTGAGACATCGTGCCTCCTATTCCATCCTCAATATCTTTAGTATGCAGTTCTACATTTGTAAAGTCTGGTCCCAAATCAAATGAAGAATGTAAAAAATCCATCATTCCCATTAGTCTAACCTCTCATCCAAATCTACCTCAATATCATCAACAAGGTCTTTAAGTTTATCAAACATATCCTGTGTCAGTGGATAAGTCTTGACCTTACCACTTTCAATATCATCCACCATCTGCTGTAGATTTTCAAGAAACTCTTTAGGTAAAGTATCATCATCACCTAGACATTGCCAGAACCAATCCACACATTCCTCATATGGATCGTCATACCACATCAGTGCATAATCCTTGTAGTTTCCAGTCATCAAATCACGCCAAATGCAAAATGAACCGCGAATGTTTTGCCAACCAGTAAACCAACAGTGGTTAATGTAGTAATCAATCCAAGTCATCGTAGGTAATGCGGTTTTTCGGTATCAAACTGGTAGAACTTTACATCTTTCATATCAAGGCACATGCGCACCGTTTCGTGCTCTCTGTGTTCTCTATCCGTTCCTTTATATAGTCCTCTGCGTTGATATGCGCAGCACCAGATATTGTAATAGATTTTAGACTTATCGTTCATTCCAAGGTATTTTACGATTAAACAAATCAATTAGTGCCTGTGATGGTGGTTCTGGGTTCTCAATCATCTTTACAAGAAAATTATAATCTTCTTCTGGTAAGAACATTACATAAGGTTCTTGTGATAGACGTAATTTTCTTTCTGGTGAAATGGTGGGATTGAAGTCATCATCATAAGGATAGATATATTCCATATACCAACCCAAAGATAGTCCCTCCCAGAAATTACCATAACCCCAATCGTCACCATCATTATAACAATCTAAACAATTCCAGAAGTTATGAAACCCGTCAAGGAATAGTTCCCATTTTGTTGGATTTTCAAATCTCATTCTGCTTCACCATAAGCATCTTGAACCATTTGTGCAATTTCCATCACCTCTGTTTTCATTTCGGCAGATGCTGTCTTTGCGATCTCATCATAGAACAGAGTAAGAGCAGTCGTCAATAGAACCAGTTGGCGTTTTGTGAAGTTCATCTCAAACTCCTCAATACTTTACGAAGAAACTGAATAGAACCATAAAACTCTTCACCATCTTGCCCACCAATTACAATCCAATCAATTTCTTCCAAAGCAAGTTGAATTTTTTGATCTCTGGTGAGATCTTCAAAATCTTTCTCAGCAAGTTCTTTCCTTTCAATCGCAGCAAGGTGTTGGAATGCTTCTTTGTTTTCTTCCATCAAGTTTTTTGCTATGTCTAGGACTTTTTCTTCTTTTTGTCTTGCTGCCTCATCCAGAACTTTCTGATAATCTTCTTCGGATACTTTGGCAACGATTGCTTCATTTGCTGCTTCTCTTTGAGCAGCAATTTCAAGCATTTCTTCGTGTGTTGGGTCAGTCATTTTTTTTAAATATATTAAATATTTTGATTTTAGAAAAGTTTCAAAATCATTAAAACTTTTACAAATATTTTTCCACATATCATAATTCAACTCTTTCCAGTCATCATAAGAAAGTTTATCGGGATTAGGAAAGTTTTCTTTCTGTTCTTCTATTGCATTATCAATATCATAATCAAAATATTCAGTCATTTGTTTTTACGATACCAGTCAAGATTGCGTGGGCGAACAGTAATTATATCCAAATCAAATTGTAATCGTTTGTATCGGATGAAAAATCCCAGCAAAGTACCAGAACTGATGCACAAAGAAAATTCTGGAAGGATAGCATCGGAACCAAAATCATCCCACTGAACTGTAATATCCAGCAGAGCAAACTTGCGTGATGTGAGAACTTGGAAAAACCACTCCTTTCCATAGTCCTCATAGGTTTCATAATCAAAGAGTTTCATTCTTGAGTCTCTGCTGGTACTGGTACTGGTGGAGGTGCTACTGGAGGTAGTATAACAGGTTGCTGAACTTCTTGGACTTGAGGTTGTGTCACTTGCTCAACTGGTTTTTTAGTTTCTTCAATTTGTTTTTCAAGTTCACTAATCTTTTCTTCAAATGCATTAATACTTGGTGCTTCTACTGGTGGGGGATTTTTACTTTCTTCAGCAAGTTTCCAACCAGTAATACCAGCACCAAAAATACTAGCAAGTGCAGCAAAAACAGAAATAGTCTTTGAAAAACTCATAGTTTAGTCTTTAGTAATTTCGTTTGGTTGAGAATAAAAGAGTTCGTCTCGCCAGTTCCTACCAGCGATATCAAAAGTGAAACCTAGTCTTCCAATGGAGAATAGGAATGAAAACAGTCTACCATACCCCATAGAGATTTGAAGATAAGGACACTCAATCCATCTCCCATACTCACCATAATCAATTGCAAATTGAAGAAGTGAGTATCGTCTTGTGGTAAAGAGAGTAAAATACCATTCTGTTCCGTAATCGTTTCTTATACCACATTGAAAGATTTTCATTTTGCTTTACCATGTAGAGGACAATCGCCATTTACCCATTTACGATCATCAGGTGTATCATGGTTGTCGAGAATAGGGCACTTACATCCTTTATCGTATGCTTCAGGAGAACCAGGAACAAGACCACTCCATCCCTTATATTCCTCCGCAGTCATTGCTTCCATTTCTTCTTCTGTATAGTTTGGATTATCAGGTTGCTGACAGCGTGACAGTTTTGCTTTCAAGTCATAAATCTCATCTTCCAACTTGCGGAGTTCTTTAGAATAATCCTCTAACATTTTCAGTTCAAACTCTTCAGCGACTTTACGCATATCTTCTTCACCACGCATATCATTAAATACGAGAGAACAAGCGCCTTTCATAATACCAAGTTCATGGTGTCCCATCGTGCGTGCCACATTGCCGAAGAAACGGAACAGTTGAATGGTGTTAATGTCTTCGCAAGGAATCTCAAAGGTATAATGTTCTTCTGGGAGTGTCTCATCATCAAAAGTACCATATCCAGTAGAAGTCCATTCGGTGTCAAAAGAAACTTTGAGACGTGCTTTGTAGGTCATTGCTCTTGATTTGTGTAGTCATACTATAAAACCCCTGACCACGAAAGTCAAGGGCAGATGGACGGTTTTTAAACTGGTTTATGTCGATAGAATAGACCTACATATACGCTTACAACTTTGTTGATTATCATCACACTCAATTATACATTGATAATAATCATTAATCAGTTCATCTTGTTCAATATACTCATTAATTGTTTTCTCCAAATGGTTCCAAGAGGCAAGTTGGTTGTAAGAAATTAAATTGTGCATAATGACCTCCACGCACAAAGAATATCATAACAAATAATTTTCAGTTCATTTTTATGACCTTACTATTCTACCACTATCTATGAGGTTTGTGTGGATTACTTAATACAACTTAATCACGGTTCCTCCAGTCGCTTTCATTATCACGACTAAAGAAATCAATAATATCATCAGCACCATTAAATCCAGTGCGATGATTTGAGGGATCGGGGTCACCCAAATCTAGGGCATTCATAAAATCGTCCAAACCACCTTCTTGCATATTTGGATTTGCAGCACGGCGTCTTGCTTGCCTTAAAAGTGTGGCAGCAGAACGATTTGCTTTTGCAAGTTTTTCTGCCCATATCATTTCTGATAGATCTACTGATTCCCCCTGTACAATCTTATTACAAATCTCTTCTAATCTCAACCGATACTGCGTGGAGAGCATATGTATTATTCAGATAATGTTTATTTATTTCTTGATTCTAACTCTTCTTGCAGTTCCTTTGCAAGTTTATATGCTCGTCTCCACATCAAATACTTTACAATCGGATTTGCTGGATTATGTAAAATCCACCACTTTGTCTTTTCGTATTGCACTCTTGCTAGTTGAGTGAGCATATAAAATGCCTTTGCTACAGATTGGTCTGTTACAATCAGGTAAGCAATACAAAAGAAAATAATGAAATATATGTATGTAGAATTCATTGTCTCATGGTTTTAATATATTGTAAAACTTGTTCACGAACTGCCATGAGTTCATTATAACAAAGTTGATTGTGCGCACAATTACGAAGTTCTGGATCTGGTTTCAATACACTTTCCTCAAAAAGAGTTACTCCACGATTCCACTTGTCAATTTGAGATTCTTCGTTCATTTTTACTTTTGTATTTGATTACTATTTAATAGACTAATCCCAACTTACATTTTCAACAAGAACTCCTGGCATAACGTAACTCCATCCACTTCCACCAAGTTTATACTCCCATTTGTATTCATATTTGTTATGAGAATCCCATGTTACAAATCCTTTTTCACTATCAAATCGGGATTTAATTGTCAACGCGAACTTATTTGAAAAGATATTACGAGTGCGAAGTGCTCCACTTGATTCTCGTGTTTCAATCACAACACAAGTGTCCTCAAAGAAAGCATCTTTAGTTTCAATACCACAAGGAGTTTCATATCGAAATGGGCGATGTGTTTCCTGAGCAAAAGCAGGAGAGGAAAACAAAAGTGCAGCAAGAACAATCAGTTTTTTCATCCAACAACCCTCCAACAAACGACAGCGTTACCTTTTTTTACAGAAGAAATGTGAGCAAAAGCAGCATAAGACAAATCCAAATCAGCATGAGAGTAGGGTCCACGATCATTGACACGAACGATAACTTGTTTACCGTTATCTTGATTCGTTACCCGTATGCGTGTACCCATAGGTAGATAAGGATGAGCTGCGCTCCAAGAATAAGCGTCAAACCGCTCACCATTTGCAGTAACTTTTCCATGAAATCCATCTCCTACTCCATAGTATGTAGAAATTCCACAAGTAAGAGCAGCAATCAATCCAATCATTTAGAAATTCCCCAATGTTCGTTTCCTTTTTTAGGAACCCAAGTGCAGTATTGGCGATTGATAGAAACCAAGAAGAACTTATCGTCAGTTTCTTGCTCTACTTCCATTGCATGAAAAGAACCCATAATGTTTACAAATCGATTCTTTGCTTTGGAACTCAAAGGAGTTACATTTACAAACTTCTTTTTTGTCTTTGGAGCTTTCATTGAGATCATAGTTTTTTTAACCTCCACAAAGGTCATTGTACAGGGTTCTGATAGGGTTGTCAAGAGGGAATAATTAGGATAGAATGTTCTTCAAGATAACTTCAGTGAGTCTTGTTACCCAATGAAACAACCATAGTGTTGATGTGATGAAAATGAGTCTGTCTAGACTTGAATACCTCATAGAGACCTCTGTGGGTATGAACCTACTATAAACCCCTCCAGGGCGCCCTGGAGGGGTGTCTGTGACAGTTTTTATTGTGGTTTTGGATATTTTTCTTTTATTGAATCAATCATTTGAACCCATTTACCATTCTCAAGATTTCCTGATTTGATGTCATCATATAAAAGGTTCAATTGGTCTTTCCAATCACCATATTCTGCTTCACGATTGCGAGCATAAAGATAGTAGTTATAAACTTCTACATCTTTTTGTACTTGTGCTTCAACTTCTTCCCAAGTTGGTGGTTGAGACCCGTTCGGACATTCCCATCTTGTGAAGGTTCTATTGTAAAGGTCCCATTTAGCATCAGGACGAAGATATTTAATAGCGGTATCAACACCAGGTAAACGAATATTCATATCAGTTTTTTTGTTTTATTATGGGTTCACCTAACATATAATCATCTATTTTTTTAACAGAATCACTAATATTTTTAATCTTATCGATTGTATGACGTGGAATCAGATCGGGATGAACCCACCAATCTTCAAAAGAACTCCAAGTTGTTGGAGAAACATTTGTAATGACAAGTTCATAACCTTTAGATTTCAAATACTCTCTAGACTTATCACGATAAGTTCTTGAAATATCCACATAATAGTCATGTTCATATGTGATAACTGCGAACTTATATTCATCCAGTGGTAGAGACTCTAGAATTCTATAGGTCGATTCTGACGGTTCACAATCAAGTTGAAGATAATCAATCTCTTTTCTATCAAAGTTACTTCTTAACAATTGTCTAAAATCTACATCATGTGCATTCTTACAAAGAACGGAATTCTTTCGATTTGCCGTATATTTTTCACAAAGACTTTGATCATACTCAATTCCAATACCTTTCCAATCAAATTTAGATTCAAGAAGATATGTATTGTTTAACCAAAAAGGATCTCCACTACCAACTTCTAAGTATGTACCATTTTTCTTTCCATTGTGCATGAAAAGAGCAAACATATCTTGATAGACTTGTGAATAATTTTCTTCAATTGATTCACAACCATTAAATTTAAATTTTAATCGATTGTAGTCTTCTTTCGTATATTGACGAAACACAAGTTCTTTAGGTCCAGATCCTAAACGTGTGATATTAGAAACTACAAGGTCATAATACTTCTTCTCCATTTGATAATTGTCAATCAAATCTTGAAAGAGTATTCGTGCCTCTTGTCCTTTACCCCACCAATAACCACATACGGCCTTTTGAAAGATCAATCCATATTTACCTGGATAATCAACATCAACTGATAGAGAGTCTAAATTAAAATCACAATTCGCTAGACCAATACTTGCATAAATGTATGACTCCTGCCAGTTCTTTTGTCTTTCATAAAATTGAGATAATAAAAAATATGCCTCAGGTCTCTTTGGTAGAAACCCAATTGCATTTTGGAGGAATATTTTTGCGGAATTATCTCTAGAACCTTGTTGATTATAACAATGAAATCCACGTAAAAGTGAGGCATATGCCAAATCTTTATCTACACTTCTTTCAGATGCTCTTAGGTAATAAGTAATTGCAGGTGCAGTATGACCTTGATTCTCATACCATAGAGCAAGTTTAAAGTTCTTTTCTCCGTTTTCAGTATCTAAAGAATATTCAATTAATTCATTCATTGATAAACTCCTCAACAAAAGATATAGGTGCTCGTAAAATATATGCTGCGTTATCCTGTGCCCCGAAAGTAATCAAAAAGTCATCATGGTATTGTGCAAGACCGCAACAAAATTCAATTTTCATATTCAAGAATGAGAATATTTTTGAAAACTTTTGATTCTTAAATTCCTTATCCCAATAGACAAATCGATGTCTATACGTGGCATTCTTATTTCCTTGTTCTGATTTATATAAGTCAGTTTCGTGAATAAGAGTCAGATAACCATCTTTATATTTAATAACCTGAGAACCACCTCTCATATCATTTTTCATGGGAATGTATGAGTTCTTTTCAAATACTTCTGTGTCTTTTCCTTCTGGATAAAATTTCATGAGTGCTGTTGGATTTGTCCATTTCAATAAATGAAATGGATTATCTTCAATAGGTGTACAGTTCTTCATGCAATATTCATTGTCTGGAGGAGGTCCTGGAATACGATAACGAGAGACCTCTCTAACAATGTGATTATCGAATTCTAATTCTGAAAGTTCCATTCTTCCAGTACCTTTATTATCAAGATCTCTTCTTACACCACACACATAAACTTTATTTTCCCATTGAATAAGACGACAATCTTCAAGACCCACAAAGTCCCATTGTGGTTTGTAAGTATCAAACCTAGAGGTGTCTATCTTTGAATAATGAATAACATCTAAGTTGTCATCCAATTCGGCAATAAAATTAGTTGTCCTGAGATGCATATCATTCTCAGGGTGTATGTAAGATAAAGGACCCCACATATGTTCAAACTGATTCAGTTCTGAGTGGTATAAGGTATAGTTAACATTTCGAATATTAACTAAGATCTTATTGTCAACTACCAATACTGAAGGGTTTGTAAGTGAAGGTCCAGAAAGATCTTTTGAGTTAATAAGGAGGGGTTTAATCAAACCCCCTCGGTCAAGAGCAAGTTTTACAAAATTCATTTATTATCCAGAGCAGGAGTCGTTTGCAAAGTGTGCTCGAATACCATCTGCGAGCACATAATGGAAGAAGATTTGATGATAATATAAACCTTCTTTTTCTATCTTTTTACCATACCATGTTCTACGATATTCAGTTGGCATTGGATCTCTCCAATGAGGTCTTTCACATCCTTTATAGATCATTCCATCGCCAGGTTGAAGAATGACTGAGCGATTCTCACCTTTTTTGATGACCATTGTTTTTTTCTTTGGATCATCATAAGTATCTGGAGTTTTAATCCAAATAGACCAAGGTTGACTTATATTGGTGCTGACATGAACTGTTACTGAGATTTCACAAGCAGGTCGATCTGCATGATTTGAAAGTGCCTGACCTGGATTGTAAAAACGATCGTAGTAGTATGTATTGTATAGTTTGTTTCCAATTGCCTTCTCAAGTTTCATACGAATCTGAGAGTGAGCATACTTGTAAGGTGGCCAATAATATCTAGAAGTTGATCCTTCTACTTGATTCTCAACAGGAATATGAGAGTACTTATCAATTTTTCCGTAATAATTGTATTGGCCTTTAAGTGCTGGTGGTTCTGAATAAAGTTCTTTTGGATCCCATAGGTTTCTTAGAACCAAATATCCGTTCTTATCAAACTCTTCGTTATTTGTTGGTGATGTTCCAGAATTGACTCGCTCTTGCCAGTCAATCTGTTCTTGATTCATTCCTTCTGCCATATTACCTCCAAACTCAACGGAAACGTGGTCCTACTGTCCAACCAACAATACTCTTACGAATTCCTTTTGTTACTTTCTGAACCCTATGCTGAGTTCTGGAATCGAAAAGAATAATGGCACCACGTTGCCTTGGAGCAAAATAAGATTTCCCTGCCTCGTCAATAAATTGTAAGTTTCCACCCTCATAAGTATCAGGATCAGAAAGAAGCAAACTGAAGGACAACTTTCTTACCTTTTCACAGTTCTCATTGATGAAATCAGAGGCAATCATTTCACCATGACCGCGATTACCCGTTGACATGGGTTTGTAATAAGATTGCAGACCTGCATCATTATGCCAACCATAATATTCACCTTCTCCATACACCGTATATTGAAGTGATTCTCCGTCAATGTTTGTCAGATCATACAAAAAGTTCTCACGGTTTGCTCGTTGTACATAATGCCATACAAAACCAGCGACCCAATGTGTAGTAGGAACCCATGCATTCCTTGCGTTTCTTTTATCTTTATCTACCGTTCCATAATCTCCACCACCAACTTTCGAGTCTTGTAGTTGTGGATCAAAGTTTTCTTTGAGGTCTTCTTCGATGATGTCAATGATTTTGTTGGGGATATCCGTAAAATACCAAATTGATTGGAATGCCAAAAGTCAATCTCCTTATGTTATTCAGTCGTATTATATATCAGTTTGGTTCTGATGTCAATTAAATTTATTGAAATAAATCCCAACTTTGAGTATTTTCATTCCAAATATAAATGTTTTCTTCATCAGGTCTTGGTACTGGAGATTTCCAATCAGCAGTTGCATCATCTAGTACCCAAGATGCAAATGGTTGTGGTGGAATAAATGCATCTAATTCTGCATTGTAAGAATAACCAATGCCAGCATAGCGAACTCTCATATTGTTATTGTATGAGGTCTGCTTCCAGTTGGTATCAGCACCTAGGAGTTTCTTACAAAATGCAACTCCGATTTCTTCTACTTCGTTTCCATTAACGTCAGAAGTATCTTCGTTACTCACAACAATAACTTGAGTAACAACATTGTTTTCGTCAAGACAAGCAAAATGTGCCAAGGTTGTATCCTCCTTATTAATAAGATCCGTGGTTTGCAAAATCCTTGAAGTATTTATCGCGCATAGAAAAGGAGCATTTCTGCTCCTTTTTCCTGAAAAGTGTCACCTGTTCAGGTATGAGTATTTATGTTGGATAAGCAATGATGACAATTCCGGAACCACCAGATCCTCCAGAGGTTGTAGGCATTGGGAAAGATGAACCACCTCCACCTCCTCCAGTATTTACCTGTCCAGGAACCCCACCAAAACCATAAATTGGATGTGGAGTTGTACCTCCACTACCTGCTCCTCCTCCACCTGCTCCACCAGAAGAGTCACTAGTTCTATATGATGGATTTTGATTTCCTCCACCTCCTCCACCACCAGCATAAGTAACTGATGTTCCAGTGATTGATATTGAAGATCCTGCCCCACCAGGCGCGATACCTGGTCCATTAGAACCACTACCCGTGGCTCCTCCTCCACCTCCTCCAGAAAATCCAGAAGAATATCCTGGAGCACTTCCACCGGGATTACCTTGTGATGGAGATGTTGGGGGTGTATTTCCGGATCCACCTACGTCATTTCCTGGATTATTTCCAGAACCTCCTCCAGATCCACCATCTCCTCCATTATCTGTTGATGGACCACCTAGAAAAGCCCCTCCTCCTCCACCACCAGTAGAAGTTATTGAACCAAAAACAGAATCACTTCCTTTTCTTCCAGGAACAATTGGTGATGGAGCAGAACCTGCTCCAATCGTGACCGTATAAGAACCGGGTGAAGTTGATACTGGGAAGGGTGAACCTGCTAAAGGATGTCCCGAAACATTAGTTCTGAAACCACCTGCTCCACCACCTCCAGCTTGTCCATTGCTACCACCAGCACCACCTCCAGCAACAACAAGATATTCGACAGAAGTTAGTGATGGATTAGTGACAGTAAAAGTGCCAGAACTTAAGAAAGTGTGAATCGTTTTGCCGCCAAAGAAACTAATGAGTCCACCAGTTGCTTTTGCTATTCCAGTTTCTCCTATTTGGTATCTTACTACTACGATTCCAGAACCACCATTACCACCACTTCCATAACTATCTCCAGAAGCAAAATATCCACTTCCTCCTCCACCACCACCAGTTGAAGAGCTTCCTGAGGTCCCTGTTCCGTTACTACCATCAGCTGCACCTCCTCCACCTAATCCACCACTACCAGCCGCACCTCCTGGATTTCTTCCTCCACCTCCACCACCACCTGCATAATGTGTTGTTATTCCGGTGATAGAAATTGGAGATCCATTTCCACCATTACCTCCCCTTGAAGGAGTGTTTCCACTTCCACTACCTCCAGATGTCGCGGCTCCACCACCACCGCCACCACAATCTGTCTCGGCACCTCCTCCAACAGGTCCACCATTAGTTCCTTGTGCTGGTGTTGTTGCTGGCGTATTTCCTGTTCCACCAGAAACAGCTCCCCTATTTCCACCTCCACCTCCGGATCCTCCAGGTGTTCCGGCGGTGGACCAAGCACCCCCACCACCGCCACCTGTTGACGTTATAACATTGGGATATCCTAGAGCAAATACTGATGGGGACCCTTGGGAACCAGATCCATTAAAATTATTAATAAATCCATTTCCACCTGCTCCAACAGTAACAATATAAGAACCTGGTGAAGTTGATACGGGAAATGATGATCCAGCTAACGGATGTCCAGATAAATTAGTTCTAAAACCACCTGCTCCACCACCGCCGGCGCTTCCTCCACCTCCACCAGCAACTACAAGATATTCAACATTAGAACCATAATTACCAATAGCACTTACATTAAAAGTTCCAGATGAAGTAAAAATATGTGCTCTATAAATGGTAGATCCAACAGTATATTCACTAATCACACCACCAGTAGCAGTAATTCCTGGTAAACCTCTGCTACTAAGTAGTTTAGATGCAATACCTCCACCTAATCCAAAAATACTAAGAAGTGGGATTTCTTTTTTATACCATTCAAACATTTTTCATTCCTCCTATCAAGCAAAGTTAGTTCTAGTTGCTAAAACTGTATATGTTGCTGATGCAGTTTTAATAATCTGAAAACTATAGACATCATTTCCACTCGATCCACCTGTCGTTGGAGATGTACCATTTAACCATTTTTCGGTAACAGCACTTCCATCAATGGTTATGTGTGCAGAATAAGCAGCTGCGGCAGTAGTTGTAATAATAGTAACAGAAACAGTGTCTCCAACTGCCATAACACTATCAAGTGAAGTAGATGCACTGACTCTAATATTTGGAGTTGATGTTGTGGTTTCTGTTGTGGTGAACAAATGAACCATTCCATTCTCTAAATTGATGTTCGTATTATCACTTAGTTTTCCGGCAGTAACATTAACCTTTTCTCTTAATGCCGAACCACCATTAAAATGAACTCCTCTAAAAGTAGAAATACCAGTGACATTAACATTACCACTGAATGAAGCACTAACAGCAGTAATAACTCCCACAGTGACATTAGGAGTTCCACTTAACCCAAAAGAAATTGTTGATGCAGTTGCGGTTGATGCAGTTCCTGTTAAGTTACCAACAAAACTAGTTGCAGTTATAACACCAACTGAGAAAATATTACCAACACTACTGATTCCCGAACTAGTCAAATCAAGATTATCACCTGCAGCAAGTTCTTGTATTTGATTTACACTAGAATTTGCAATTAATGGAAATCTATTAGCCATCTTAATGCTTTACTTTAAAGTATTTATGAATTACACGTTGATTGGAATATTCCCACTTCTTCCAGAAACATCAAATGTTGATGAAGTAAAACTAAATGTCACTGCTGTTCCAGTTCTAACACCAATCACTAAAGTTTTAGATAAAGATAATCCCGATAATTGAGAACCATCTCCAACAAATGTAGTTGCAGTTACAACACCAGAAATTGAAACATCTCCACCAACAGTGAGTTTTGATGTTGCGTTTGTGGTTCCGATACCAACATTATTGTTAGTAAAGTCTGAGTAAACGTTATTAATTAGATCAGAAGCTTCTCTAGTTTTTGTCATTTACTCAAACATGTGTGTTCCTTTTAGATATTTATTTAATTACACCTACAATAAACTTTTAACTTTGATTTATCATAAACAAACACCCCATCAGGAGGAAGTGGAACATAAAATTTCCTTTCTGGAATATAAATTTTTTGCTCACCTCTTACAATAATAAGATTCTCATCTTTTGGGTTGAAATCATAAACCATTAAAAGTTTTTTATAGATTTCTTCCAATTGAATTTTATTATCCCATTCAGGGTCGAACATTCGATGTCCAATCATAAAATGATTTTCATGAAAAAATCCATGAAATCCTTCAATGGGACCTATAGATTGAATTTTAAGAGAAAGATAACAACCTAATTGATTATGTAATTCCATACAACAAGTGTATGGAGTTTTAATAAAGAAACTACGAATCCAATTAATCATGCCTCTGACTGTTGTGGTGTAATAAGAATCCAACCTTTGGTGTTGTCTGCCGAATAAAGTTCTTGAACCCAAGTATAATAAGATCTACTATCAATTTCTTCTTGAGTAAGTTCTGGTTGTGGAATTGGTGATTCCCATTCATAAGTGGATTCATTTAGTGTCCAAGAGGAATATGGTTGAGGAGCAATAAATGCATCAAGATCTTCTCTGTATGTGTCACCAAGACCAGCATACTTATTTCTAAAGTTTCCTCTGTATGAAGTTCTTACCCATCTACGGTCTGTACCGTGATGAGTATGAAGATGAGTTACTCCAAGTTCTTCTACTTCATTTTCATTTTCATCAGTAATAATCTCATTGTCCATATAGACAACATAGATTACTTCATTATTTTCGTTAAGTTCTGCGTAGTGTGCCATATTGTTTTTGCTTTATTTATTATACGAAAGGATATCTGATTGCAACGATACCGGAACCACCTGTACCGCCAGCAGTAGCTGGGAAATTCCCTCCTCCACCTCCTCCAGTGTTTGTTGTTCCTGGAGAAACTGTAGGCGCATTACCTGTTCCTCCTCCACCAGATCCACCAGATACATTTGCGGTGTTTCCACTACTCCCACCTCCACCTCCACCGCCTGCAAAGTATCTACCGGGTGCAGGACCTGGAGTTCCATAAGATGCAGGTAACCAACTATTAGGAGACCCTGAACCTCCAACACCGGGAGTTGTAGTATTGGGAGCGTTTCCTCCTGTAGATGCTGATCCTCCTCCACCACCACCAGCAACTGCAGTAGATCCTGCAGTTCCAGTACCAGATCCTCCCGGATTTCCTTGTGGTGGTGCTACTGGTGGCGTGTTTCCAGATCCACCGGCAGTAGCACCTGTTCCTGTTCCCCCACCTCCAGAACCTCCAGAAGAAGCTGCTAAAACTCCTGCAGGATATCCCCAACACGCACCACCACCTCCTCCTGCAGATGTTATAGATGAAAAAATTGAAGAACTTCCGACTGAACCGGTTGTTCCATAAGTTGGACCCCCAGCACCTCCACCACCAACAGTAATAGGATATGTGGCAGTAGTTACGGGGAATCCAGTAGCAGTTCTAAACCCGCCAGCACCTCCACCGCCACCATGTCCGGCGCCAGCACCTCCACCACCAGCAACCACAAGATATTCTACAGTTCCTGGCCCTGCATTAGAAACTACAAAAGAACCTGGAGATGTGAAAACGTGAGTTCTAAATCCACCAGAATCAATAATAGTTCCTCCGGTTGCAGATATTTGAGTTAATGAGGTATCATTAATAGTAACAGTAGAACTTGTTGCAACAATGGGTCCTCCAGTGCTTCCTGTTCTTACTTGAAGTTGAAATGATTCTGATCCTTCAGTTGTTACATCATTTGCTAAAGTAAGAACTACAGATCCACTATTACTAGTAATCGTAAAAAAACCACTAGTAGCACCTCCACTAAAATCTGATGCATTAATGGTTCCTGAAACTACATTTAAAGTCCAATATAATGTGGTTCCATTTGAAACGCTAGTAGTCGTAGTAGTAAAAGTAACCGAAGAACCTTCGTTTACTGAAGAAGTTGATGGAGATACTGAATATGTTGGAAATGCCCATCCACCTTCTTGCTTCATATAATATTGATCCTGGGAATTAAAAACTCCTCTTATATCAGCACCTGTCGCAGTAGAAGAAATCGTATTCCCAAATATACCACCCAACCATTTTGGCATTGTCTTATCTCCTATTAGGCGTCATCGAGTTCTTCGTAAGAAATAATGATTTCCAGGTCACTTACAGCACTAGCACCTGCTTCAATTCTATCTGCCTCCTCCAAATAAATTGGAGAGTCTTTACCTAGTACAACTAAAGTAGAATCTGCTGGGACAGTTACTGTGAATGCAAGTGCATATCTTGCAGTAGCACTTGAATCATAAAAATATACCGTTGCATCAGCATTATTTGTACCATCAACGTTTGCAATGATAATAGAGTTAATTTTTAAAACTTTATCTGTAGCACATGTAAGAATAGATGTTGTGACCGTAGTGCTCAATGCTGCACCCATCGTCTTACCATAGATGCTTGTTACATTAACTATATTTGGTGCAGCCATGTGTTTAAATCTCCTTAATTATTATTTATTATCTACCGAATAAGATAGAAAATGCTACAACTTTACTGACAGGAGGTGTAGTTCCTATAGTGCCTTGAATGCCTACAGTTCCTTGAATACCTTGAGTACCTTGTGTACCTGCTCCAGTAGTGCCTTGTGTACCTTGAGTTCCTGAAAGACCCTGAGGACCTGCAGATACGAATGCGATAGTATCTATAATATCTCCAGCACTTGCGGCAACATTTAATACTATACTTGTTCCGTTAGTTGCAGTATAATCATTTCCATTTAAACGTGTACCATTCAAGAATACTTCAATATTACCAAGAGAATAATTGACAGCAAATGTAGTTTGTCCTTCGGTTGCTGTAAATGTATTTGTTGTCCGATTAAAACTGAAACCTTGAGAACCTGTTAAACCTTGTGCGCCAGTAGTTCCTTGAGGTCCATTAGTACCTACAGTTCCTTGGGCACCAGTAGTTCCTTGAGGACCTGCAGACTCAAATGCAACAACATCTAATCTATCACCACTACTTGCACCAACTGATAAAACAACACTTGTTCCATTCGTTGCAGTGTAATCATCCGAACTTAATCTATTACCATTCAAATAAACATCAATATTGCCGACAGAATAGTTAACACTAAATGTTGTTTGTCCGTCTGTAGTATTAAATGATGTTGTTGTTCGATTAAAACTAAATCCTTGTGATCCAGTTGTACCTTGAACACCTTGGATTCCTTGAATTCCCTGAACACCTTGCGTGCCCTGAGATCCATCAAATCCTATTACACCCGCAGTGCCTTGTGTACCCGTTGTACCTTGAGGTCCTGCAGATTCAAAAGCAAGTACATCAATAACATCTCCACTACTAGCACCAACAGTTAAAACAACACTTGTTCCATTTGTTGCAGTATAATCATTTGCACTTAATCTGGCACCATTCAAATAAACATCAACATTACCAACAGAATAATTGACACTGAATGTAGTCTGTCCTCCTGTAGCAGTAAATGTAGTATCAACACGATTAAAACTAAATCCTTGAACACCTTGTAAACCTTGTGTTCCCGTAGTTCCTTGAATACCTTGAACTGGAGTAAAGGAAACTGTTGCACCTGCTCCTGATACTGTAGCAGTAACACCAAGGCCGACAAAGTTAATTGTAGTTACACTTCCAGCAAATCCTACAGTACTTCCTTCATCTTCAATAGTAATACCACTTAAAGTTCCTGCTCCAGCGGATGTTACTGGTTGCCAAGACCATCCCCCAGCCCCATTTGCAATAGGAACATAACTGTTTAAACCTGTAGTGTTATTATTATCATATATACCACCTCTAAGTCTAATGTCACCAGCAACGTCTAAATTTGTCGATGCATTGGTAGTTCCAATACCAACTCTTCCAGTAACTTGAAGTACCGTATTAGACTCGGTATATGAAACTATACCAACTTTAAGATTTCTTTGACGAGCGCTGCTATATTTTGTCATCTTAGTTTAGAGTTTCTAAAATACTTGCAATAAATTTGAGATTGGTAGCATTACTGCCTGATATAACCAATTTATCACCTGACTCAAGTACCAATTTGCCAGAAAAAAGACTTGCACTATCATTGGCAGAGATTGGAAAATCTTTTACAATTTCAGTGTCAGTTGAACTTCTACGATGAATGAAAGTAACATCATGAGACGTTCCTCCAATATTTGCAACTTGTGCAAGAAGAACTACTCCAGTATAACCAACTGGTGCAGTATATACTTCCGTTGAACTAATTCCTACAACAGCAGTGACAGTTTGAAATACATTAAGTGGTAAAGCCATGTCTTATTCTCCTCCTAGTGCTAAAATGAATGGGGTAACATTGGCGAACAAACTTCTGGAATAAAAGTTGCCAGAAATAGTTCCTGTTTGTTGATTAATTACGACACCTTCACCGATTCTAAAGTTACCAGATTGATCGGTTGAAGTATAAACTACAAGACCACCATTTCTATTATCAACCTCATTATCTTGAATAGGAATACCCCCAGTAGAAGGGAGAGCATTAGCAATTGTAACACCAGATCCAATGTATTCAAATGAATGTCCAGATGCTAGTATTCTACTTTGTTTAAAAAATGGAACGGTTGATCCTACACCAACTGCATAAGGAACAATTTGAGTTGTAGTAATTGTACAAATACCAGAAGAAATTGGGGTAGAACTCTCAATACTGTAATATGAGGGAAGTATTGAAAGAGTTGCAGTTGCAGTGTTAATTCCAACGTTTGGTGCAGATATTGTTATAGATGGAGTAGATTCATATCCTCTACCGCTTGAAACAATTTCAATTCCAGTAACAGTACCATTACTAACTTCAGCGACTGCTTGTGCCTGAATTCCCCAAGATGTTGATGGGGCAGAGATAGTAACTGTAGGAGTTGAAGTATATCCAGTTCCTCCAGCAGAAACTACAATTTTGTCTACTGTATAGTATAACTTATCAAAGTAAACAACCTGTCCACTATAAGGTCTAGTGTTTCCAAGACCTGCAACAACAAAAGTACTACTATTTGCTGATGCAAAGGTTGTCACAACACCAACAAACTCTTGTGCTCCAACTCCATCAGCAACTAATCCATAGTTTCCAAAAGAAGAGTTTGAGTTTGTCAGGTCACAAGCCCCACCAGATCCACAGTAAACTGCAATGTCATTGCATATAGTGAACAGTGAGACCAGTTGAGCATAACCATTATTTGTAATCGATACCCCTATTCCACCTTGATTGTATTGTGTATACGAATCAAGGACCATAGATTTGGTGTTACCTAGAGCATTATTACCATCAATTTTCATTCCGATACTATTTGGAATGAAATTAGTACAATTTTGAATATAAGGTGATTGTGTGATTGTTCCAGCACCTACTGGATTAAAGGCAAATATTGCTTTTCCTGCATCTAGAGTGCCGGTGTACGACATCTCTGCAACATAATTGCCATTAGTTACATAAAATAAATCTTGGTTCGTATTTTGTGGAATTACTGAAACCTCTCTTAGACTGTCCCCTACGATAGATACTTGCTCGGGGATTGAAAGAGGATTATTTTCTACGTAAGATCCAGCACTAACTTTAATAACTGTTCCTGTTGTTGCTGCAGTGAGTGCTGCTCCGATTGTTCGTTTTGCGTCTCCAAGTTTTTTTCCTGTGTTGGAGTCGATTCCGTCTGATGTGACATAAAGAATATTAGTAACTGTTGCACCAGCACCAAGTCTTACAATATCGGTGCCAATTCCTGTACGTTCTCTACGAGCGTATAACTCTGCATCATATGTATTAAGACCTAGTTCCCCCAACGGAAGGTCATTTACCGTTGGTTGTTTGCCGGGAACAGCCGATCGTTTAATTCTTATATTAGGATTTGCCATTCAATCCTCGCATTTTGGTATCTACCGTAGAGAACTCTTATATAAGAGTTTTTATTATTTATGAGAAATCATCTTCTAATTTTGTCCCCCTTTTAGACTTCTTCATTTTTTCAATTTCAATATTCATTGAATTTACAACAGAGGTAAGTTTTTCTACTTGAGTTTCTAAGACAATATTTTGATTAAACAATTCAAATGTTTTTTGTTGATACTTTGCAAGAACTAACTTCAAATCTTCTTCGGACATAAAAAAAGAGGAGATAAACTCCTCTTATTTAGAATTTATAATTTAATCATTAAAATGTTCCAGCATCAACCGTGATATTTTGAAGAACTAGTTCAGCACCTGAACATGCAATAACTTGGGATGCACCGCCTGTACAAGTATTATTAATCCAAAGTTCGGAAACTTCAATTGGAGCAAAAGATGTAAAGGTGATTTGTGGATTAGTGCTTCCAGTTCCTCCACCATCACTAACTACAGAACCTAACTTAAATCTTTGGTCTCCTTGTTCCCATATGACTGCTGATTTTTTAGCAGACCCATCATAGTAGTTGAAGAGAACTCCGAGGTCCCAAGTAGTAGATGATGATGGTGCAGAACCATCAACAACACCAAGTTCAATGGTTCTATCTTCTACAGTAATAGAAGACGTATTAACTTGAGTAGTATTACCATTTACATAAAGATTTCCACTAACTGTTAAGTCATCAGCAACTGTAACATCATTATTAGTAATCGTAATAGCAGTTGCGTTCGTATCCGACGATTTAATTAAATTAGTTCTAATTGTCGGAGAACTTAAAGAAGTTCCTACAGTTGCAATACCACTTACCAGAACATTTCCAGTAAATTCCGCATGTTGCGTGGTAAGTTTGTTAGCACCGGGATTGTAGTAAATACCATCATCAGTATAAACGGTCTCATTTGTTGCAGAACCATTATGAGAATCTACAAAGGTTACATAATAGTTTGCATTAGTATCACTTGCAGTAATAGTCTTAACTTGGTTTGCGGATGATGCATTACCAACCAAAGAACCATAGAAATTTGTTGCACTTACAGAAGTGTCACTTACAGTAACGCCAGTCCCAACAGCAAGGCGAACCCCACTTGCCATTGTTGTAGTTCCAATCGCAACACCATAGTTGAAAGCAAATGCATCAGTTGCAAATCCAAGAGTTCCACTCCTGAACCACATCAATTGCTTGTATGTGTCTGGGAATGTATTGATTCCCGTTGCAGTAAATGAAGTTAGAGGTGTTCCTTCAGTTGATGCAATCGCAACACCACCGTGATTTGCGGTTGTATCACTTGGTGTTACCGAAGTGGTATAACCAAGAAGAATGTCGCGGTTTTCAATAACTACATCTTGACCACGTAATGTAACCGTCGTTCCACCAATATAAACGTTTCCTGTTACGTCAAGGTCACCAATAACATCCAAGCGGTCATTAACAATTGTTGTTCCACCTGCAGAATCAAGATAAAGAGGTCCTGATGTAGTATCTACGACTCCACTTCCACCAATCCCAAGACGAACATTGTCCGCAGTTAAACCTGTTGAGAATGTTCCAATACCAGCAAAAGAGGCATTATTCCATCTTTTTATTACCGTTCCAAGATTATAAGTTGCATCATCGCTTGGAATGAGATTAGACTTAAACTCACCAGCAACTACAATATCATCAGTATCACTATCACCAAGATTGATTTGTCCACCATAGAAAGTAGCAGTTCCAATAAAGTAGGATTGTCCAGTAACAGAAAGTCCACCACCAACTGTGACATTCTTATTGATTCCTACACCACCATCAATCTGAACAGCACCAGTATCAGGATTACCTAAAGTATTATCTGTCGTATCACTGAATGTTGCAATACCAGTAAAGACTGGGTTGGCAGATCCACTTGCCCACGTTAGATTGCCACTACCATCATTTGTAAGAACTGAACTTGCACCACCTTGAGTTCCTGGAAGAGTATAAGTTACAATGCCTGCAAGAGTATTTGGTGACTTGATTGCAACATAGTTGCTTCCATTTTTATCAACTAACTTCAGTCTTAATGAGTTAGTTCCATCTTCTCTTCCCCAGTAGCGATGGGAACCAAAGAATTTGTTACTTGCGACAGAGGTATCAATACCAATAAAGAAATCAAAGTTGTTTAACGAAATTGCGGGTTCACCTGGACGGAGCGCAGGTACGGTTCCTGCTACCCCTGCATTACCTCTTTTAAACTGAAGTACTGGTGCAGGCATCTTCTTATGACTATTTGATTATAATAGTATTTAGAATATTAAAAACCGCCCGCATCAAGGTTAATACGATCATCCAGGTCAATATCCACACGGTCCAGAAATGCTGTTGCATAACCAACAAGTCCTGGTTGTGTTGTTTCTGTTGAGGCAGCAGCATTGAGAACCTCGTCAGGATTACGATCCTTCCACTTTCCTGTTGCAGCATCATACATTAAGACATATTTATCATTATTACCACTGATTTCTACGTCTGAGAGTTCGTCTAGATTCTGTGCCATAATCTCTACATTAAATCCAAGAGTTGTTTTATAATTTGTTGGTTGAGAAAGTTTGGCAGAGTAGTTGTTTCCAGAGGAAAAGGTAACTTTATAAGTCATACAGATGCACTCTCTTCTACGATTGCAGTACCTTTAATGACTTTAGTTTTTCTCCCATTTATTGTGAGAACAACATCAAAATAATTTCTACCTGCTTTGAGATTTGCAGTTTGTGTTGCAGTCAACGTGAGTTTAATAGTTCCAGTTCCCGCAGTGATTGTTTTTGAAAACTCTTCGCCGCTTGTTGCATCGGGATATTTGCGAATCGTTGCATATGTAGTTGTTAATCCACTCAACACCGATGCAGACTGATTTGGGTTAAAAAGATTAAAAGTTGCCTCAAAATCAGTACCCTTTTCTATAACTATATTCGTGATTTCAGCAACTGCCATTTGCTTTAGTGATTTTTAAGTATTTATATTACCACTTATTAATAGGACAACTTGAGTCTGGAATTGCAGTTTTTGCTGGTAGGAAACAACCACATTTTTTGCACTGTTTCGTTGGTTTTAGAAAGAATGGACACTCTTTACAAACTGTCAATCGTTCTTCAACTCTTTTTTTTAAATCATCAATCCAAGACATTATTTGCAATCTCCTCAATCATAGCATTATATTTTTCTCTAGTGATAGGTTTCATATTTTTTGGATATGATGCCTTTACTTCATTAATCTTTTCATCAATAGCATCCAAGTGGGAGGTGTCCCCATTTCTAGCCCAATAAAGAGCATCTAACTGATCACCTATTGCTGGATATGATTCTGCCCTTATTTGCTTATAATCTATAGATTGTTTTTTTCTTAATTTTTCGTTTTCTTTTGCTCTTTCCTCATTCCTTTCTTTCGTATTTTTTGCAGTTACAGTTTCTCCAACTTTAAAAGGAATATCCTTTACCTTTTTAAATGTTGTTTGAGCATGATTAAAATCTGCAACTAAATTTTCAATTTGATCCCTTGTCAAATCATTTCTTAATGGAACTTGAGCCCAGGTTCCATCTTCATAATCAACCGTAATGAAATTAGTTGTAATTTCTCTAACCGTAAATTTAACTGACATTAATTAGTTCTCCCAGCAACTGTTCCGTTATTTATGAGTGTAACATATGTAGACAATCCATTTATATAGAATCCCGCAAGACCACCTGCTGCCCCACCACTTCCTGCAGACCCTCCGGTATAATTTCCACTAGATCCAGATCCACCCGTACTTCCTGTTGCGCCGCTTTGACCCCAATCTCCACCAGACCCACCAGTACCACCAGTGCCCCCTGTACCTGCATTAGTTCCGCCAGCAGATCCACCACTACCACCAGAACCTGATGCTAATGCACCATCATAACCTCTTCCTCTACCACCAGCGCCACCGCCGCCGCCACCACCACCGCTGGTAAAATTCTGAGTATAAATGACTTGTGTACATTCGTAACAATAATAATCAAAACCCCCAGTGCTTGGGTTGCAGCAAGTATAAACTAAATTAGCACAACTGCATCCGCCGGGGCAGCCTCCGCCCCAACCGCCAGCGCCGCAACTGAATACAGTTTCAGTAGTAAAGGTGCCGCCACCTCCAGTGCCTCCACTACCTCCTGCACCTCCTCCACCACCACCAGCATATATTATGCCGCCAGTTTTATTATTAATGGTGCATAATGATGCTGCCGAAATAGCATCTCCTCCAGTTCCACTATTTGCCGCACCACCCGCTCCTTGAATAGACCCATAATTATCAATTCTTAATAAACCTTTAACACCACTAGGAATAATGAGAGCTGCTGTACTTGAACTATTACTTCCTATGGTTACTCCCGGTGCAATAATAAGTCTTTTTCCATAAGCAGCATTATACAAAGTGTTACCAAATATAGTCTGCAAATTTAAATTTACTTGTGTTGAAGTGACATATTGAAATAAGTCGCTAGTTTGAATAAAAGGATTCATGCTAATCCTGCCCCAGAAATCACAAATTCATTTGACGCAACACATAAAACTGCTGCTAAACCTCTTAACTCTAATGTACGATTTCCTGTTGCGGTTGTTCCTGCAAGTCTTAAAGTAACCCCAGAACCTTGAGTGATTGTTTGAGAACTTGCACTGTTATTATAAATTGTTACGTTATCTCCTGCAGAGAAAATATTTTGAGGAACTGTGACCCCACCGGTTGAAATATTAATCAATTCACCAACATCGCCAATTGCTAATACGTAAGATGTGCTCTTAATATTGTTTGTAAGTGCTCTGACATTTCCTCCTGCATCATTTATTTGTGTTGCACTAACTATTCCTGTTGTTGGATTAAATGCTTGAGAAACCCATTGAATACCAGTACCTGTTGATGCAAGAACACTACCAGCAGTTCCTACTGTAGATCCAGCAGAAACCCTTGTTACTATAAGAGTATTTCCTTGGAGATTAAACGTAGCGTTTACATCCGCACAAGTTATAGTTCCAGCACTAAAATCTCCAGAAGCATTACGAGCAACAACTGTATTTGCAGTATTTGTCGTGGTTGCTGCTACTGATACGGTAATTGCTGATGAACCGTTATAAGTGCTTCCAGAACTATAATTAATAAAGGAACCAGCAGTTAAATTATTTAAATTATTTCCAAGAGAGATTCCTGAGATTGTTGATGATGCCAGTTTTGATATTGCAATTGCTGCTCCTGAAGCAATATCACTGTTTGTAATAGAATTTGAAAGATTTAATTTACTATAATCAATTGCCGCACCGCTAGCAACATCTGCATTAACAATACTCAAGTCCGCAATCATTCCGGATGTTACAACCCCAACAGCATTTGTTACAACAAATGTCTGAATTCCTGTGACTGAAGGAATGTCAACAATTCCCGATGCGGTTGCAGATGCTCTTACAGTAGTAAGACCAGAGGTTGAACCACTAAAAGCAACACCAGTTGAACCAAAGGTAGGTAATATAAGAGTCTTATTTGTTAAAGTTTGAGTATCTGTAGTTCCTACAAGATCATCCGTTGGAGGGGTCTTTCCTCTTAGATAATCCGCATTTAAGTTTGTAACAAGAGTTTGAGAAGAAACAGTAAATGGAGCAGTTCCTGTTGTTACTGTTGAGATGAATCTTGATGCAGTTACAACTCCGGTAACACTAGTATCACCAGATACAGTAAATTTAGATGAAAAAACTGATGTTCCGATACCAACATTGCCGGTTAATCGATATATATCAAAACCAGAGGTATCCCAAGTTTGTAATGCTGCGTCTACAAGAGAGTTTCCATTTAGATAAAAAGAAGTTGCGCTTACAACTCCAGTAACATTCGCATCTCCAGAAATATTGGTATCTCCAACAACTGTTAGTTTATGAGTTGCATTCGTGGTTCCTATTCCAACATAAGGAGTCGCAGTCGTTGCAATTCCAACGGTCTTTGTGGCGTCATCAATGTATATAAAAGAACCAAATTGAGATAGTTCTCTGTTCCTTATGCTCATTGCTTTCTCCTTATATTTTTATTTATTAAACAGCAACAGTACTGAGAGTACCAGAGTCATCAACAATAAGACGATACTGTGTTCCATTGGGCGATGTAAGAATAACACCGTGAGCAGTGCTAACACCAACAGAAATATCACCACCACGAACGGTTAGTTTTGATGATGCATTTGTAGTACCAATACCGACACCAGAACTTGCAACTCTTAAACGTTCTTGAGTTTCTGTTTTATCTGTAAAAATAATATCTTCAGACCCAATGGTAATATTTGAACCTGTTGCAATTCCATTATAATCAGTAACAATTTTTAAGTCACCATTTGATGTAAAGATTCTTGCCGTTCCACCAACACCAGCAGTTCCTCCAAAATTATCATAAATTAGACCAATATGATCTTCACCAGTTCCATCAACATTTTGACCTAATGTAAAAATCGCAGACGAAGTTGTAGATGCAACGGAAATGGTAGGAATATTAAATGTTTGTGGGAAAATAGAGTTTAAAGAAATTACATCGGAATTGAGTATAAATGATCCAACGTTATAATCAACGTATGCTCCGGGAGAATTATAGATAATATTTGGAACATAAAGATTTAAAGATGGTGTGGTTATATCTACAGTTGATGTGCCAATACCAACTGAAGTAAATGTACTACCATCATTGCAATCAAAGTTTACTGCTCCAACAACATCCAATGCTAATAATGGAACTGTGGTTCCAATACCAACACTAGAAAGTGTGTGAATTCCTGCTGCTGTTGATACCCACTGCGAAGAACCCCCTCCACCAGTAGCAGTAATTGTTACGTTACCAGTGCTTTGGTCTACTGAAATACCAGAACCTGCAGTAATTGAAGTGACGCCACCGCCAGTAATAGTGGTTCCACCAACAACAATTGATGTAGCACTAATTATTCCTGTATTACCATCAATCGTTACCCCTGAACCAACATTAATACTATTGGAAGGACCATTAAGAGTGATTGATGAAGTTCCAATTGTAAGAATTCCAGTGATTCTTGCATCACCCGTTACAATTAGTTGAGTTGTCGCTGCACCAATAGTAACAGATACTGCCGATACAATTCCAACTTGAATGTTTGGTGTTCCTACAAGTCCTTGAGAAACGGTTGAAATTCCCGAATTAGTCGCAAAAGTTGCGATACCTGAACTAGTTGCAAAAGTTGAAACTCCCGAATTAGTTGCAAAAGTTGCAATACCTGATGCAGTCGCAAAAGTTGCTATGCCTGATGCGGATGCGTAAGTTGCGATACCTGCAATTGAGGCATATGTAGAAACTCCTGATGACCTAATATAATCAGAAAGATAAACGGTAACTCCAATACCCGATCCGACTGCTGTAACTGCTGCACCAACAAAGTTGATTGAAGTGACTTGTAAAGGACTTCCTATAGGAGTTCCTTCTTCAAGAATTGTTAAACCAGAAATTCCAGTATATCCGGCACTTACCCCAGATGGAGAATATGAAATGAATTCAACAGTTTCTCCTCCAAAACAAGCATCATCTAATGTAACTGTTGCACCATTTACTGCAGTAAATTCATCCTCTGATAAACGAACACCATTAACATATACATCAAGTAATCCAACAGCATATAAAGTGTTGAATGTAGTTTGATTTACTGCTGCTACTTGATTATCTACTTGTCTTAATTTTGGTATATTTGCCCAACTTACACCACCACCCGTAGAAATTAGATATTGTCCTTGTGCACCTAAACTACTTCCTGCAGTAATTCTTCCATCAATCGTTAGATTATTAAGAGTAGAAATTCCACTTACAATTAAACTAGTAGCACCAATTCCGCCGTTAACATGTAAAGTATGTCTTACACTTGTAGTAGCAATGCCAACCTTATTTGAGTCTGTATCTGCAAAAATAAGATTAGTATTAACTTCTAAACCATTAACAATCTTAAAGTTCTTTTGTACTGCCATCGGTGGAGAGCGCCAACCTTTTTACTTATTTATAAATACTAAAAAACACTTTTAGGAAATCATATGGCTTCGCAAGTATTGAGTGGTGCTTCTAACCCTTCTTATACGAATAATACTGGTCAGAATGTGAGAATTGTTATTAATTATATGGCATCACCAACAACTGTTAGTTGGGGTGGAGTAAGTGCAAGTACTACTGGGGCTTCTGCAATAGGTAGAAATATTGCAGGTATTTCAACAGTTGGAAGTGCTAATAATGCTATTGGTAGCACCGCATTTGCACTTCCAACTGAACTAATGCTATCTACATCTCAAACTTTTACTGCAACATGCGGTGCATATAATATCGTAGTTATTCCGGAAGCAGGTTAATCAGAAAGGAATATTAAACCCACGAGTGGTGAATGGGTAGAGGTTTGATGTACCACTTGAGGTTGCAGCAATCTCTACACTTGAACCAGTGTAAGAAACGGTAATACCAAGACCAGCAGTTACACTGGTGATTCCAGTATTACTGATGGTTGCTACTGTCACCCCACTTCCTGCAGTTGCATATGAAATTGTAATACCAATTCCTGCTCCAACTTCTTGATTAGATACTTGTTTCCAAGCAAGAGTTCCAGTTCCATCAGTGTAAAGAACATGTCCGGCAGTTCCATAATGAGTTGGAAGTGTAAAGGTCAAATTAGAACCGAGTGAACCTACCTGAAGACCAACATAGTTACTTCTATCAGTCTCATAAATTCTAACTGCTCCAGTGACAGCAGCATTTCCAACAACATCGAATGCTGCGATTGCTGCAACAGTATTGATACCAACATTTCCATTTACATCAATAATAAATGGAGTAGTATCAGAACCAGTATTGTCAACTCTAATAATATTTCCAGAACCACTTGTCGACCTAATATTAATTGCTGGTTGTGAAGTAGCAATAATATCAAGCTGAGCGGTAGGAACAGTACTTCCAATACCCACCGATCCATTGTTTGTAATTGCAAATGGAGTAGAATCTGATGTGATATCTTCAACATAGAGTGCATATCCAGACCCATTCTGCGTTATCTTAAGAATTGGTTCTGTAGAACTACCACTAATCATCAATGCATTTGTTGATGAATTGTAAAGGAAAGTGGGAACACCATTGAATTTATTAGAATCATTATACTGAATTGAGTAATTTGGAAGTCCGGGGAAAGAACCACCAAGTCCAACTAATCCACTCGTATCTACAGTAATTGTTGCAATTCCCGCAGTTTCATTAAATGCTGTAGTTAACGTAACACCATACCCAACAAAGTTAATCTGTGTTGCAAGTCCAACGAATTGATTGAAGGATCCACTTGAAATACCAATTCTTGGATTAGCATCAAATCTTACGGTAGTAATACCAGAAGGTTCATTATATTTGGAGGTTAAAGTGATTCCGTTCGTTTCTATATTAATTAGAGTGGAGAAACCAACATAAGTACCGTTAGAAGAAATTCCAACACCAGGTCCACCAATATATCCAAAAGGTTCCCACTCATTTTCAGTTACATAAGTCCATCCTATAAAATCTTTCTTACCTGGTTCAGAATTGAAACTAATATCCCCATAGTTTCCTGCAAGTGTTGGTTCATCTTTACTTACAGTAACTTTACGAGAAACAAGTTCGCTACCTTGAAGGTAAACAGAACTCGCTTCAATACCTTTCTCTGAAGTTGAAGTGATCTTATTGTTAAAGACAACTGGACCATCAAATTCTGAAATAAGGTTTCCATCAGTTCCACCCTCAACCCTCAATGACCTTGTAATAGATACCTCAAGTGGAGTTAAAACGTCAAATCCAACACTGATGTTTCCAGTGTCAATTTCTTCACCAGTCACAGAAGGAACAGGTGCATCAAATACTTCCTCTTGACCCGTTGCAGAGTTAACTTTCTTATTGCCAGTATAGAAATCACCATCACTGTTCATCGCAGTGAAGATACTTACACCACCATCAACCTTTGTATTTTGTGAAATTAATTCTTCTTGTGGAGAAAGAATTCTATCTTGTCTCTCTGGTAATGAGGTAGAATAGTTACCAGGACCAAAACCAAGATATTCAAATGTATGTCCAGATGCACGAATAATAGAATTTCTTCTTAACTCAATTGGACGAACAAAGATTTTTCTAACAACTGAATTAGAAGTATGAGTTTCTCTTGTAGTTCCAAAGAGACCACGGAATACTGATACCGAACTTCCTGTTATGTCAGATTTAATTCTGAAAACTTCTTCATCAATTTGAATATAATCACCAAGTCTAAATCCAAGTACATTTGCATTAGTAATGGATAGTGGAGTAGAATCTGATGCATTTGCAAGAATGTCAGATGCTAAAGTTGTTGTAATACCAGCATATTCAAAGTTAAAGCGACCACCAACATTCTCTCTTTCTTCTGTAGTGTCTCCACCAAAAGAGGCAAATCCATGACGATATGCAGTAATCGTTCCACTTGCTGAAACAACGTTCGTTCCGAGACCAACATTAATGACACACGTAGTTAATCCTATAATCTTTCTAACAATAAAATCTCCATTAAAGAAATTATTGTTTGAACCACTAATGCGAAGTTTATTTCCAACTTTATACCCATGTTGAGTTGCGAAAGTAATAGTTGATAAACCAGCAGATGGGGCATAAGTAAAACTTGTAATACCAATTACCTTTCCAACAATTTTAGCACTGCCAGATGCAGTCGCCGTTACGCCAAGTCCAGTTGTTGATGCACTACCAATAGTCGTCGAAGATTCAACTTCAAACTCTTTTGTTCTGCCTACTCGTATATTTGAAACTTTATAAAGTGTATTATAAGCATTATTGGAACTTGGTACAATTCCATCAAGTTGAATACTATCATCAATGTTATTGCTTATATGCGTAACTTGAACAACTGCTTGCGAATATCCTGTAGTTGTTGCGACCCCAACAATTGCAAGAGTATTACCGATGCCATAGGCACTACCACCATCCATAATCTTGACAGCAGTAACAGTTCCTGATGAGTTGAAAGTAATTACTGCTGTTGCATTTTGCCCAGTCGTAGAACCTGCAAAACCAACTAAACGTGCGTTATATGCATTTCCTGCAGTTCCTGATAAAGAACCGTACCCTAATCCACCAGATACAATACTTACAGAAGTGATACCTGCGAGTCCATGGTCAATTGTAGAATAGAATGTGTGTGCCGTTCCTGCCACATTTGATATAATATTGGTTAAAGCAATACCAACATTAAAATCAACTAAACTCTTATTCAGGGTTTCTCTTGTAATGCTCTTTTGAGAATCATTAGTTACAACTTGACCAATTGGGTTTGGAAGAGCAAAGCAAGAAGATGCTGATGGATCTGATACTGGATTATCTCTATTTGTTTGTGGATATAGATTTTGAATAGGTTGTGAGAACCTTAAATCGGAATATGGAGAAACTGTTGGTGAACTAGATGAATTAGTAACAATTAAATGATAAACGCCATCTTGTTGTCCAGGAACATATTTTTTAATCTCCTGACTTCTGTAAACTTGATATGTTCCTGCATATTTCTTTCTTCTGAAAACAGGAAGATTTGAATCCCTTGCAGAAGTATCATTTGTAAATGTTCCAGGATTATTAGTTAAAGAATAACTAAACTGTTTTGCACTACTAATTCCAGTAACAGTGAAAGTTCCATTAAATGCAGAGTTTGCAATACCAGTTATATTATTCGAACTCTTAACATTAATAATTTCAACCTGAGAACCAACTATCAAATCGTGAGGAAGTTCTGTAATAATATTTGCAATATTCGAGGACCAAGAAGCATTTGCAATAAATCTTGGATTACGAAGTTCTGTTGAATTTGATAAGGTAGATGTATTTGTTGGATCAAAATATTTTTGAATCTCTGTAGTACCAGAACCAACTACATTATTAGATTCTTCAATAACATACCCCTCCAAAGGTGGACGTGCAGAAAGTGCAGAGTCTTTTGGAAGAACATAACGGAAGCGATAAATGGAATCAATCAGACTTCTTGTATCTGGTTTTCTATTAATATAGGTTCTTGGCGTTGCTGCACCCAACCCAGCAGTTCCAACACCAACAATTGTTGAATAGATATTATTCGCTGTAGATGCAGTTGCAACGTTCACATACCACTGCGAACCATCCCACTGAACTGGGTGTCCGATTTCCCCTGCTGCTTTATCAGAAACTCTACTGACAATGCTTAAAACACCACCTTTATTATTAATAGAAATTGGAATATCTCTAATCGCATCATTATAAGATTGTGCTACTTTAATTTGATTAGTACCAAGAGTAATATCAATGTCTTTTGTGATTGAATAATAAACTTGAGTTGAATTTAATCCATCAGGAAGGTGTCCATTTTCACTGAAGACACGGACAGTTTCTCCTGCAAGTAATGAATGAGATGAAGTTAATGTAAAAATATTTGATGTAATACTATTGATTCCTGCAACACTTCTTCCAACATTAAATATTTTTTGTGATGAAGTTTCCGACGCAGTATATTGAGTATTCGGCATAACAATTCTTGCCGAATATTGAGTTGTTACACCACTTTGAGAAATTTGAACAAATAATCTATCATTCTCTTTTGCACCTAAACGATAACCATCTATGACTGTAGTTGGTGCAGAGTCTTGGTTAATTTCATTGTAAAGATAAAGACGATTTGTGCTTGCAATTCCTACAGTCTTGCTAACATCAATCGCAACAAATTCTACACTTGTTTCGGTGGTTTCAATTTCTTTTGGTGGAATGATGTGGGTAATATATCCAATATCGTCTCTTGGGAATGCCTCTTTTCTAAATCCAGAGGCAACTAATGACTTTGCACCAAAGTTTGAGTTCGAGTTGGTGATAGAAAGGTCACCACCAGATTCAGAAACAAAGTGTTGCGCATATCCAATCGCAAAGATTGAAACCAACTGAAGGAATGAGTTGTTGGTTGCCTTAATATGGAAGTTCTCATATTCTGGTTTGAATCTTGCTAAAGAATCGCTGTGTAAATTTACATAAGATAGAGAATCCTTATAGACGCCTGCAGTTGAATCATACTTTACAAAAGCATTATCGTCTTTTTGTAGACCAATACCCGTGAACTGTGCCACGACCATTGACTTAAATCCATCTGCTTTGTCTCCATCTGCAAGAAGACCACACATGCCATACACCGATCGTAGCGAAATGTTAAAGATGTATGGTGACGCTGAAGTTACAGTATCAACTGCAATATTCAATGTTGCTCCAGTCGCTATTGGTAAAGCAACTAGGGGAGCATTTTGAGTACGATAGACAATCTCCTTGGAATTATTAACTTGATAGACTACATATTGCCCATCATATCCTGGAGATGCAATTCCATTGATTTGAATTGGAGTGTCTGTATTTAAACCAGGTAACTCTGAAGTTAATGTAACTGTGATGTTAGTATTAGAGACTACACCATTTCCTGCCTTAATGCTGCTGATACCAACTTCAGCACCACGAGAACCTACAATGCGGTACTCATCGACAACTGGTTGAATATCAAGAGAGGATGATGGATAATCAGGTTCAATAGGTCTTCCACTAGATTGTCCATAAGCAATACCAACTTTCTCATAGTACATATCCAAATCAGTTCTATCATAGGATAGTCCTGCAGGATAAAAGTCATCCTTTATAGTTACGTTGTTTACACCATCTGCATATTCAAATCCAGATAATTTATGGTGAGAAAAATTAGGGACAAAAGTGTTTGTCGTATAATCCTTATAGCATACACCATTTGGGTCAGCGTCCAAAATCGTAAACTGCCATAGATAACATCCACCAGTTACACGGAAAACAGCAGACCTTTCAATACGGTCATTTTCTGGATTTGGAACATACTTTGGACGAATCTTAGTCTTACGAAGATCCATACCAACGATTGAAGTTCCACGAGGTATAATTACCCCACCATGAATTGAATTTAATTTATATAAAACATTATCTGCGGTTGTTAAGTCAAAATTTGTATCTAATTCGAATGGAACTAAATCATTTACTGATTGACCACTGCGAAGTCTAAAATTATTTGCGCCGTCTGGGATATATCCTGGACGATTATCTACAATATGTTCTCCAGGATATAGAATGATTGTAGTTTTATTAAATCTATCGTTATCTAACCCTTTCTGATATGAAAATCTTGATGCTTCAATCAGTGCTCTCTGGATGGTTTTAAAAGGTCTAGTAAGGCTATTGCCTTGGTTTTCAACACTATCTGTAGAATCTAAACTACCAGGATCTACATAAAGGATTGTTCCGCGTGTTGATTTCAGAAAATTATCGAGACGTGAAAGACCCATCTTATTAATACTTATAGTTCCGTTATGGATTATTTATCATAAGAAAAAAGAGACTGAGATTTCTCCCAGTCTCTTTTAGCACTTCCTTCACACCTGATTATTATACCACTTCTCTTGCTTCCATGTCAACCTTTTTTGGAGTCCCTCATCGAATACCATAAGATACCGATGTTTACGAGACCTATCCCTCCACTCACCATCAGCACCGTTAATGCTACCCCGAGAATGTTTGGTTCCGTCTGCATAGTAGAAGTCCTTCTTAGGTGCGGTTAAACCGTAGTAAGTAAAATTACAAGCTCTGTATATAGTTCCAAGGTGGTGATTAGCATCAGCATAACTAAGAATACAACGAACATTGGCATCTTTTCTAAATCTCCTTATACAACGACTAACGAACCAAGATGTAATATTGTATTCTTCTTTTTGAACATCTGGATGAATACAAAGTCTTGATAACTCATAGATTCCTTCTTGTTCGTGTCTCTGTAGTCCAAAGGCACCAACTGCTATTTCTGGGACGGGCAAACCAGTAAAGACACAAGCACCCAAGCAACCACCAATCCTAAGAATATCAGAAACCGAGGATCTGAAAAGCCCATAATTGAAACCAGATTTAAAATCTTTTGATTCGTCTTTTAAATAATGATAGGTATAAAGAAGTTCTTTGATTTCATTTTTACCTACTTTATCTATACAAAAATCTGATTTCATTAAGTATTTTTACTCACTTTGTTTGCATTGCAACATATATTCTACTGTATTTGCTACATCATTCATAGCATCACGAAGATGGGGTTGTTGACCAGATTCTTGTTTGAGAACAGGACGTGAATCGTCAGTAAGAATCCAACGCCATTGTTTCATCGATTCGCAATACCATAAATTAATTTTCATGTTTGAAGTGCTCCAGTTCAATCCAGTTGAGGAGGGTTTGGAAAGCACTGATAGAGGCAGGAGTGCAGTCATCTTCCTTAAGTTTTTGAACATAATATTCAAGTGCTTCAATGACCATTTGACGGTCTGTTTGTGAAATAAGTGACATTTTGGAGTTATAGAACTCAGAGCCCCCGACAAGACTTGAACTTGCGACAACCGCTTTACAAAAGCGGTGCTCTACCAGCTGAGCTACAAGGGCATTAATCGGCAGGTAACATTTCTGGATTTTCCAGTTCCAACTCATATAAGAGAGGATGACATTCTTCAAGCATTAAGTAATATGATGCTTGATAAAGGTCTTCTGGTTCAAACCTTCTTTCGTTATCTGCCAATTTGATCAGTTCCAAATCGAACAAAGAGTCTTTTGGGAGATCGTCAAAAGTAAAGGGTATTTGATTTATAAAGTACAATAGAACTATTTGAGTTCCGCGATTATACCAAACGTATCTGGCATCTATTCTGTACTTCATAGAATAGTCCTTTACTTTTGTTTATTTAGAGGTAGAACCTCATAGGGCGAGGGAGACTTGAACTCCCACGGGCATACGCCCAACAGATTTTAAGTCTGGTGTGTCTACCGATTCCACCACCGCCCCAAAAAACTTACGCTTTGTAAGTACTAGGATTATACTTGATATACTCCCAGAATGTCAACTTCATTTCTTTTTGTGACATTCCACAGTGCTTTGCTGCTTTGGGAAGATTCCACTTTGCAGAAAAGAGTGCCTCATTTGCCTCTTTTACATTTTCAGGAGTGGTTTTAACAGCCTCTTCTTTAAGGTCTTTGTATGAGATTTTGTAAACCATGTTTTGAAAAAGTAATAAGGGCAATTTTTACCGGGAATTTTTTTGGACCTAAAATGGAATTAAAGGTCCATTTTGGTTTCAGAGGGGACTTGCATAAGAAAGTGTCTCTTCATCCACTGTAGCACGAACGTACTCTAGCACATTCATAAACTCATCTACCGTATCACAAGTCACTTGCTTTTCTGACCCTTCACTGGAGTACAGATACACTGTACGCTTGATGGGGTCCACAACGCAGCGTGAGAGGTACTCGTCTTGCATTCGGTCGTCCGTTGATTACCTAGGTACTATAGGACCTTTTGGGGCCCCTGTCAAGCCCCCTTGGTGTCGTAGTGGTATCCCGCAATGGACCTTTGCGAATTGTCACCGGGGTAGTCCTCAATGGTTCCCTGATACTCTGGAATTAATTTTTCAGTATCTTTTCTCTCTGCCATAATATAATAGAAGCAATTGATAGGTATGCCACCACGAGATTGGAGGTATACTTTTTCATCATCCCAACGCTTTACAATAATATCTTGATGAGCACCAATTGCAGTTAAGTTGACTGTAATAGTATCAATATCCACAAGACCTTTCCAATATTCAGGAAGAGTAATTTCTGTACTATTTTTAACCCTACCACGAACATAAACTGCTGCTTCAGGTCCCTCTACGCAGGTATGAGTAAGTCTCCAACCCTCTTTTGTTGGGTGAGGAATATCAAAGTTTTTCTTTGCGGATAGTATATGTCCACCGCAATTAGATTTTACGTCACCTTCTGCAGTAATATTACCTTTAGCAACAACATCAGCACCTACGATTACATCTTGTCGGATTACAATATCATTATTAAAATCTGCCTTTTCTACAACAGATAATTTATCCTTAATTCGAGTATATCCATAAAGATCAACATCACCAATAAACATTGCAGCGGCAGGCCCTTTTGTTTTTTCTGGGTCTATTTCTTCTTTTCCGCACTGTTGGTTTTTTGTTTGATGAGAACCAGATCTGACAACTAAAGAATATGGGTTTGCAAGTTTCTCTTTATATTTTTCTGCTCCAACACCTTCAACTCCACAAGGAGATATTTCCCATTTTTCTATAAACTTTATGTTATCATCACAAACAGAAGGTAAAGGAGAATCTGAATTTTTTAAAGGACCGATCATTACGGTCGCTTCTGGTTTTGGAATTGGTACAGTAAACGGAGGAACTTCATCAGAATGGAATGTTTTATCATTTCCAAACTGAACAGGGCCCTGCAAATAAGCAGAACCATGAATGCTTCTTTTTTGTCTACCTAATGCTTCTGGTTTTGACGAATCTTTTGTTACATGAAGTTGACCGTGAATCAACTCAAAATCACTTGAACTTGACATAAGATTATATTGGTAATATTTCTGTTAGATTTTTTGCGATTCCATCAAGTATTGGTACAGATGGCAGTTTAGATGCACTCATAGATGTCATTTTTTGAAAACTACCCGCAAAACTTTTCATAATATTCATCGCAGTTTGTTGCATCTCACCATCAGTATATAGACTGATGGATTCACTCGTGTTTGCGGTAAACTTTTTAGTATCAATATTTACACTTTCATTAGAAATAATATTAATGACTCCTTTTGTTGGGTCAGGTCCACGAGCAATAAAATCAATATTCTCTGCTTCCATTCTAATTCTTCCTTTGGTTTGAATTAGAATATCACTAGACTCAGCATTTACCCAAAAACCAACTTGATCTTTAGGAATATCGTCACCACACCCAACTTGATAACGTCCTCTACAACGATGAGTCATCCATCGTTTTCTTGGTTCTGTTTGATCAATTGCAATGTATTCAAGAGCTTCTTGTCCTTGAATCATTACAGAGGATTTAACTTGGTCTGGATGAATATGACCAAAAGAAATCATTCCATCGGCAGTGCCTGTTCTTTTTACTTTACGATTTTCTGATAAACTCATCTTGGTACTCTATCAAACTCTGTTTTTGCTGGAATTTTTCCTACACAATCAACAACACTAACTAATTGGACTCCCTCTGGAATATCAAATAAAGCTTGCTCATTTGTGATTGGAGTTGCACTTAATACGGGATATAGTTTTGCATTATAACCCGTTTGAGATTCAATTACAATCTCTGGAAGATCTGTATATCCACAACCTTTAGAAATAACTCTAACAGCAATAATCACACCTCTTTCATTTATTTCCAATTCAACTACAGTTCCATTATCAGGAACAACTCTTGCAGTATCTCCAGGTACAAAACCAAATCCGCCATCTTCAACGTAAATATCATCTAAACACATCAGTACTTTATATGTAGGACTATCAACAGGTCCTGGTGGAACTGGTGGAGTGGGAGGAACTGGTGGAACAGGTGGGACTGGTGGGACTGGTGGGACAGGTGGGACAGGTGGAACAGGAGGAATTAATGGTGACTTATAATTTACTGTGACTTTTTGCTTTATAATTCCACCAGGACCAATTGCAGTTAAAGTATAATTTGTTGTACTCCCTATACTTAAAGTTATCTTTCCTTCTTTTGTTACTGTACCAATTGCTTGGTCAATTTCTACTCTCGTTGCATTTGTTACTTGCCATAATAAATCAAACTCTTCATTATCAGTTACTTCATATTTTGAAGATACAAAATTTACAGAGGGTGGTCGTGCAGGGTCTGGAACTGGTGGGTCTGGAGGTAAAATAGGAACAAGAGAAATTGTAACAGTAGTGCTGATAGTACCTCCTGGACCAGAAGCAGTTAACCTATATGTCGTTGTTCCTCTAACTAAGACTCTTTGTGAACTTGTTGTTGCAAGATTATTTCCAACTTCCGTAATACTAACTGTAGTAACATTTTCTGTTGCCCAAAATAGTGTTACTTCTTCTGGAGAATTTATAAGATACTTTGATGCAGTAAATGTAACAAATGGAAGTAGTGGTGATGGATCATTTGGGTCGGGCGCTGGGTCAGTGACTCTCCCATTTCCACCTTTGCTTCCATTTGGGGCAGGGAGGTATCCATCACCAGGAGCAGTAATAACAATATCCTTTACCTCAAGTCCACCTTTTGTTGGGCTATCTCTGCCTGGATCTTTTTGTCCATCATAAGGTTTTGTTCTGACAAGAAGTTTACCTCCAGTTCCATTTCCACATTCATCAATCAGTTGAGCAAATGGTGGTTTGAGATAATTAAATCCTGGATTAAGAATATCAAAACCAATCACAGAACTTGAGTTTGGACTAATGATTGCATTAGCCATTGCTCCCATTCCCATACCACCAAAAAACTGAACCTTTGGTGGACCACAAAGTTGAGGATTTGTTGGGCAAGGTGGTGGATTAGTTGGAAGAAGATCATTCAATCCTAAAGAATTTACCTCATCTATTAATAATTCTCTCTGATATCCATTACCATCTTGAAAATAAAAAAGTTGTTTTGGGTCTAATTTAGCGATACAATTTGCTTCACTGCGAGTTACATCATTAACTTTCATTCCATCTTTATCATAAAAAGAAAGACGAACTGGATCGTTAGGTCTTTCATTGAAAGACTTTCTTTTTTTATTCTGCTTGTCTACACAAGAGTCTCTATATTGGTCTGCCATTTATTGTAATTCTAAAGTAATACCGCCTCTAGTTTCCCCAAAGTTTTGAGGAGGTTCTAAAGAATCTGTCTCTATGCTAGTAACTGTTCCATAATTTACAGTTCCAGAGTTATCTCCGTTAGTCATTCCTTCTGCATATTTTGTTCCAGGAGACAACGCATTTTCGCCTCTTAAGAAGTTTTCTCCTTGACTTAATGTTCCACCCCTATCTATCTCAAACACAACAGGGCAAGATTTGTCATCGTCACACTTAAAGAAATTTAGAATTCCAGTAACAAAATCAATTGCATTGAACAAACTATCAGCAAGATTAGTAATTTTTCCAACAATACTTCCAAGAAAAGCATTAATTGCATTAATAGCATCAGAAATAGGATCAGTAATTTTTCTCAATAACTGATCAATAAAATCTTCTACTATACATAGAGGTCCATTGACATACTTATCAATCAAGTCTAAAAGTAATCCCCCAACAGTTGAAGCAAGAGCTCTTACTATTTTTGCAAAAGCACAAGATAGTCCATTAACACCCTTATTCAATCCATCTAAAAATGATGGCATCTCACCTGGGAACAAAAATGGAAGAACTTTTTTAACATTATTTTGAACTTGGTTTAAAACCCATCCACGAACTCTTCCAACAATGTTTTTCACATATCCAGCAATATCTGTAGTAGCGATACTAACTATTTTTTTAATTGTCTTCCCAGGCTCTACGTCTTCATTGATTAATGCATCAACTGCAGAGTTGATGTTAGAAAATCTTTTAATAGTTGTTATTGCATTCTGAAGATTTTTAATAACCCTTTGTATTCCTTTTACATCTGAATTGTCTTGTTGGCAGGAGCTAGCAGCAGCATAAACACGCGAAAAATCATCTGCTTGAAGTGCAGCTGCATAATTTACTTTCTTATTGCCAATAATGTGAGACTTGTCTATCGCAGCTTGATTTGGAAACCTTCTCTCTGCTGGTGCTACTCCCATAATTTATAACCTTTATTGCGTTGGTGGTAAAGTTCCATTCTCTATTATGTATCTCTCTTTTTCCAATTCTGCTCTAATTTCCGCATCCGTTACTACATCACCAACTTGAGGTCTTGCTGCTTCTCTCGCTTCTGTTCTCCGTCTCAATTCTTCCAAAGTATATGGAAAAGACTGTGCTATTTTATATTGAGTACTAGCATTTGGCGGTCTCTCTGGTTTAATAGTATATGTTAAATGATCGGGAATATTATAAGCAAATTGTGGCGTGGTTCCCCTATAGTCATCACCAAAAACTTGAAGTCCACCAGTTTCATCTTTTGGTTGTTGTTTTGGAATATCATTATTTGAATTAATCAGAGCACCAAAAATATAAGGTTCTTGTCCTGACATTCCATCAAAAAAGAAACCAACCACAATCGTTCCTGCTGACAAAGCAGGAGTATCTACAAATCCACCAATACCCGATCCTCCCGTCACTGGCATAATTACATTTGCCATTGGCAATTGCTCATCAGGAAGTTCATCAGTTCTTGCTGAATGTAATCCAAAATATCTTACACGGTAGCGATATCCCCAACCTTTTTGCTCTTTTGGATCAAAATGAGAACCTTCAATATTTGGTTGCCAGGAAGTAGTAGAAACCACTCTACCAAACCAAGTCGGTAGAGCAGTGATTGTATTTAAATCAAAGTTTCCTGAGTATGCGTTCATCAATCCTCGTAAACTCTACACTCAAGGGCATCGGGATGAGTATCGCAATAAAGTTCTAATGGAGTTGGATCGTTTTCTTCGTCTGGATGATTTGCCTGATATGCTTCTAAAGCATCAAGTTCATCTTCTAGATGACGACGACGCTGACTACCTGTGTTAGGATTATCTAACTCATCACGATCATCATTAATGTGTTGTTGAAGTGACTTTTCCATTTTAGGATGACTTTCTTCCGATTGATTCTCTTACCAAATTGAGTCTTGTGAAACAACTATTTTTGGTTACACGATGACACACATCTGTTATCATATATATACCACTTTTCTTCTTGCTATAAGATTTTGTTGTATTTGAGGTAACCTCTGGGAAATCGCAATGAAGTAAGTCTCCTGCTCTCAAACTCATATCGCCGGCAATTGTGACTGAAAGTTTAACATTAAAAAGGTTATTGTATCTGACATATGATTGCCTTAAAATTTCATCATTACTGTAATTGATGTATGTAGATTTAAGAAGTTGAGTTAATAAATCTTTTCCAGGTACAAGGAACCCCGGGTCATCCCATTTGTAAGATATTCTTGTGATTTGTTCTTGTGCTTTTAAATCAAAAGCAACTAAAGGAAATTCTTTTCCACCAAGATTATCTACCAACTCCTGACTCTTATAATCAAATCCATTCTCCCTATACGCACTTTCATATGCATTCACTGCCTTCAACTTTGTATTAAACAGGTCTCCAGTGACAAGAGATTTTTTTAAATCAAATGTACTATCAAAATAATAGTCAAGAATTTTGATATCATATCCCTCTGGTGGAGATGACTCAATAATATTATTGAATATTAATTTTCTTTTAGGGTCTTGTCGAAATAATTTATCAATTGATTTAAATTTAAATCCATCATAAGTTTCATAAAAGAAAAACCCAGCAAGATTTCCTTTTGCATCTTTTACGTCGGGAACAGATCTTGGTCCCAACCAAGCAATTTTGTAAAAAGGTTTTTCCACATTTCCAATAAAACAAAACTCATTAAGCGTAGTATCAATATCAACATCCTTCTCTGTTTTTAAAACTTCTTTTAAGATTTTCTCCACAGAATCAGACACCTTACCATCAAATCTTTGTTTAACGCGATATTGCTCTAACTCATTATCAATAGACTCTTTTGAAAATAAATCAACCGTAAAGGTTAGTTTATTTGTACTTTCATCTATGTTTCTTGTTTCTTTTATTCTTAAATGTTTTTCGCCGGTGAAGTTTAAATCAAATTGATTTCCATCGGTAACTTTTAAATTCACTTTCTCACCAACAGTCAAATTCAAATCATTCTCTTCGACAATAGCAGATCCATCACTAGAATCCCTATACCCAGTATCAGCAAAGGTGGCGGTTGCTCTTACTGTATTATCCAAAATACTTTCATAATAATTCAACTCAATACAACTACTTGAAACATCAAGAGGTTTATTGTTATTATAATTTGAATAAAACTCAAATAGTTTTATCTGGGCTTCACCTGCCTGTGCGTGGCGGTTTGCTGCGGACATCTTATCCTCTGCTTAGACTTTGCATATTACTATTATTTACACCACCACTAACAACAAATGTAGTTGATTTATTACCATCCATTGGAACTGGAATTTGCTTGGTAATTGTATAAATTATTGGTTGAATTGCAATTGTTCCTTCATATGAGTAAGTAGGATATGTTTTGAGAGATGAAGTATCCCGCATATTAGATTGTTTAGAAATATAATTTTCACTTTGCGGAGACAATTCTACGTCACTTAAAGATGAAATATCAGTGTCCTTTGATGGTAATGAAAATACTTTACTTGAGTCGATAGGTTCAC